ATCCGTTGGCAAAATACTCCTTTAAAGACGTTGCTCCGTAGGGAGATACAAATAACCCCATTGTAAGCCAAGTTAAGCGCTCATATCCAATAGTTTTGTATAAATATTTGTCAAACTCCAAATCATATTGCAGAGATAAGAATGGCTGTATATTATCTGCTAATCCTTGAGACTCCAGTATATCATATAAGTGTCGGCGTTTTAACAAAAACTCATTCTCAATGGAATCATCGCCATACACCTCTAGCATATAACTGTCTTCTACAGCATGAGCTATTTCATGAATTATATCTTCTATAATATCGTCGTCATTGTCCTGTTCGTTATCTACAAATATTGCCCCATCTGCCCACAAAGACGTAGCATCTCTCTCAACCACGTCTTCAAACTGACCAACAAAGACCATATCGATTCCGACAGTAAACTTTTCTGGTACATATGATTCAATAGTCTTAATAATGTTGGCTAAACTGATATTCTCTGGCAACGGGTCTTTTACCATAAAAGGTAGCTTGTTATACATCACACGCTGGTCTTCTTTTTGTCCTGTTGCAGATTTTTGAATATATTTTGTTAGATTATCCCTCATTGGTCGTGTTATTATCCATACTGTCGACTTCTTGGAGAGCTTTGCGCTCAAGCGACTCGACATCAATCATTGCTTGGTGATATCCTCTAACCCAATTCTCTTCTGCAACTACCAGCAAAAACTCAGGAAATTCATCAGCTACAGTGTTAACTATCATTTCGACAGTAACTTCGCCGTTTTCTGGCTCTTGCTGCTCGCCAACATAGTTAACAAGCCACTCCTTTAGTGCCGTTGTACTATCTACCGCTTGTGTCAAAGTCGGATTTTCATTTGATTTCATTTTATATACTCCTTTATATTATAATCACAAATTTATAGGTTGTCAAGAAAATTCTATAACATTTTTGCTGCAAGCGTTGCAACCTTGCTTCTTTCGCCCTTTTGCAGCGTAATATGACCTGTTAAATCGGAGTTTTTAAGCTTTTCAATTGCATAAGTCAGGCCATTTGTAGTTTCATCAACGTACACGTTATCAATCTGCTCAATATCCCCTGTAAAAATTATTTTTGTCCCTTCTCCCACTCTCGTAATAATAGTCTTAATTTCGTGTGTTGTTAAATTTTGAGCTTCATCAATAATAATGTATGCATTTGATATCGAACGACCGCGAATATAGGTCAAAGCTTCTACTTCAATTTGCCCCTTTTCCATATACAACTCTAAAGTTGCTCTATCATCACCCATAAGAAATTGAAGATTGTCTTGTACGGGCATTAACCAAGGGTGCATCTTCTCTTCCATTGTTCCCGGAAGAAAGCCGATATCTTTACCAAGAGGTTGCACTGGGCGGGAAACTATAAGTCTCTTATAGGTTTTCTCATCATTACCCATAATTTGTTCCAAGCCAGCAGCAATTGCGCACAAAGTCTTACCCGAGCCGGCTCGACCTACCAATGAAACGATTGGAATGTTCGGATTCATCAGCAGATTCATCGCAAACATTTGTTCTTTGTTTCTAGATTTAACCTTCCATATACCATTTTTGTAGTTAATCAGACGTTTAATTGGCTTTTCGTGATCTACAAAGATAGCTAATGCAGTCTTCTTATCGTTCGCATTAGAGATTAGCATAATAAATTGATTGGGGTGAAGGTGTTTTGTATCCTCTAACACGATTTCTTCGTCATCATAAAATCTATCCACTATTTGATCATCAACTAAACATTCTGCGAATCCAGAATATATGTTCTCTGCACGCTCGACCACCTGATTGGAAATGTAATCTTGACATTCTACATTAATAGAATCGCAAATAACTCGCATATTAATGTCGCGCGTTACGATAATAACTTTCTTGCTTGGCTCTGCTTTTTTCAAAGATAAGGCGGTTGATATAATTATGTGGTCCGCCTGTCTTCTATCTAAATCTGGAGGTAACAAGTCTACTGCTCCAGACTTAACTCTAACAATTCCCTGACCTTTTGCAAGGCGTACTCCTCGATGAAGGTTGCCCTTTTCTCTCAGTGAATCTAGTGTTCTGATGATACCTCTAGCGTTTATCCCAACAGAGTCTTGCCGTTTCTTATGCTTATCGATCTCTTCTAGTACCTTGAGAGGAACTACAATGTCGTTGTTGCCATATTTATAAATGCATTGACTGTCTGTGAGATACGCGCTAGTATCTATGACGTAGGTCTTTTTAGCCATCTATATTCCTATATCGTAATTAATTAGTCTACTGCTTGTTAATTAGCGTAACTTTAGTATGCTCCACAAAACACAATTGGCATCCAAACTTGTAGTCCTGTATGCATAGTGAGTCTGTGAGCCGATCCAGTTGAGAGGTTCGACCTCAACATCCTTGGTTAACACAGTACAATCTTCAGCAGGATATTGAAAATTGTAGTGCCCCAAAATTGAACGACATACAGCTGTCCCTTTTGGTAATACTCTTTTTATTGGTTTCATTTTTTACTCCTTATAATTAGATAGTTCTCTAGCTGACGGATCTTTCGTATTTGTCCATCGAGGCATCCAAAATCTTGGAATTAGGTGCGCCATCGACGGCTGAAACATATTGTTAAACATCTTTCGATAATAATAACTTTCCTTCAAAACTGGTGGACAGTGCTTAATCTTTAATTTGTGTACGTGGAACTCCTCATCAGTTACCTTACTGTCAACATACTTTTGTATTATCTTATGCCATGAGTTGTTTATATTGCTTACTCCATCAGAAAACGCACACTTTGCTCTCCACAACACATCTTCCGGTAATAGATTATCTTCTGCGAATGCCTTTCTAAGCAAGTATTTTTCTATCCTATCTTTACCGTTAAACATTTTTAGGTGTGGTGGAACCCTCATATAAAAGTCTACGAACTTTTTATCCAAGAATGGTGTTCTAGGCTCCAAGCCATTGGAACTTATACTCCTATCAGATCTTAACACATCATATAAATATATTTCATCTAAAAGTCTATTATTCTCTTCGTAAAACTCACGTTCGTTAGGGGCGTTCTGATTATATACATACCCCATGCACACCTCATCGCTGCCGTCTCCGTTAAATACAACTTTGCAATCCGTGTTTTCGCGTATGTATTTTGATACCAAATAATTGCCAACACTTGCTCTAACCGTTGTCGTATCATATGATTCGGTGTGATAAATCACGGTTTCTATCGCATCGATAAACTCTTCTGGCGAAATTACAACTTCGTGATGATCTGAATCTATATGTTTTGCCACTTTTCTTGCATATTCAACGTCAATACTTCCGGGCATGCCAATAGAAAAGGTTTTAAGCTTTCCATCGGTAATATTTCTAGATACCAGAGCAGCTATCAAGCTAGAGTCTAATCCTCCTGAGAGCAGGCATCCAATTTCGCGCTCGGACATCATACGTTTATCTACCGCTTCTGTCAACAGAGTGTTAATGGTGTTGCAAATTTCTTGTTCGGGTGCTTCTACTGGGTGGCGGAAAAGTGTATTTTTGTAAGAAATAAAAGCATTTGGCTCGGCTGAGGACCACCAAGTAGCCGGAGGAAAGGGCAACACTTTTGAGCAAAGCGGCGCAACAGCCTTTGCTTCCGATGCTATTATTATATCGTCTCCACGATATCCAATAAAACTTGGGCGCACACCGTATGTATCTCTAGCCGAATAGAGTGTTTTAGTATTTTCATCATATAGTACAAATGCGAATACACCGTCCAACATTGTAACGGTTTCGGCTATTCCAAATTTTTCATACAAGTGCAATATTACTTCACAATCTGAATCGGTTGCCGACTCGAAACCAAACTTAGAAATAAGCTCTTTATAATTATAGATCTCACCATTGCAGATCAACGATAAATTTTCGTCTGCAGGGTGGCGCAACGGCTGATTGCCGTTGTCTATACCTACAATTGATAACCTATGAAAAGCCATCAGCAAGTCTCTATCTGGCATGCTGTATGACGTACTGTCCGGACCTCTGTATCTAATAGAGGTTATCTGTTCCTGTATATCCTGTAGTTCGTAGTCTTTACCATAATAGGCAAATATTCCACACATATTCCTTCCTTGTTAAATTGTTTTATGATGGCATCGTATGTTCGCCATCCGGATCGTCTACAATAATACCGGCGGTCTTTAGTGCATACAGTAAAGTACCTAGAACCTGCTCATAATAATCTAATCGCTGCTCCATCACTTCCATCTGTTCCTTCATTAAAGCCACCTGTCTTGTGAGGCCCTCAACGTGGTCTTCCCATATATTCATTCTCGCTCCTACGGCAGATTAAACATGCCTTGCTCTGCCCAATCTACTTGGACAGCCTTTTTGTGTTCCTGTGATCTCGTATATTGTTTTGTAGCCTCGTACAACATTATATTAGCGGCTTGTGAAGTATTTAAGCAATATCCTACGCCGGGCATAGGAATATAGACTGTTTCGCTGTTTTTCAAAATCTCCGCTGGAATTCCTACTTGTTCGTTACCCACGACCAGAGCCAAAGGCTTATCAAAGTTGAAATTATGACTAGTAATGGGCTTCGCACCTTTACAAATCTCTGCAGATACGAGTCTAAGGCCGCTGTCTCGACAGTGATCAAGAAAAGCCATCGGCGAACTGTATTTTTTAATTTCGACATAATCGTATAAACTTCCCGATAGTGAGTCTAAAGCCGATCTTCGCGGCATCGAACCTATAACATGAATCCGTTCAGCGCCAAAGCAAGCAGCGGCTCTAATAAGATAACCAAGGTTACCGTCATGCTGAAAATTAATACACACGAGGCTAATAGGAAAACTTTCAGCAGATCTCTTTTTCTCATCGTATCTCTCCCTTCTTGTTTTATCTCTCATTAAATTATCTGAAACTCTTTGTCGCCTCTGTATTCTTTAAACCATTGTGGCACTTTGTCCTTTGGATATCGAATCTTTGGCTTTGAAGCATAAAACTTACGATATGATTCCACAATATCATCGCTCTGGAATTCATATGGCATTGCTAGCGGCAATTTTGTAGGCTTACAAGTAGCAAAAAGTGTTGGACTATATAAAAGCTTGCATTTGTCGAGGACGGCCTGACACTTGTGTATCTTATTAAAACGTTCTGTGTATTCTCTTAGCATTGCTTCAGTGTGGACTACTAATGCTTCAAAATTAGCGGAAGAAGCCATAACCCATTTTGTACTTGGGTGATGCTTGTGGGTTGAACGATATGGCGCAATATGCTCGCCAGACAACTCATTAATTGCCGTGCACAACATCTGACACGATTCTAAGATCATTTTTACTACTCTATAATTGTCTTGTGAACGAGCCGAAGCCTTCCAATCAATTACACCGTTGTTTCCTTCAATTGCAAATATATTCATTTTTTCTTCTCCTTATGTAGTATATCTCGGTCATAGACAAATGTCAAGTCTTTTTCCGGCTTAGTAAAGGGAATGCTCCATTTTTTACGAAGAATATCAATTTCTTTTTGATAGACAGGAGTCGCTTCCCAGCCAGAATAGCCGGGCCAATCCATGCTCCTACCCTTGCTAGCTTTTACCACAATTCTTTTAAGTAATTTAACATGTATATGCGGAATTGCATTCCCCGCAGGAGACTTAACCAACACTACATCATTTACTTTATATTTCATAAAAAACCGGTTTTCTGCCGCGAACTAGGATGACCGGAAACCCCTGCCTACGTGACCACCGGCAGCCGCGTTCCGCTTATAATGCGAGCAGAACAGCGCATGATTGGAGCGAATGACTGGATTCGAACCAGCGACAGCCACGTTGGCAACGTGGGGCTCTACCACTGAGCTACATTCGCGTATTAATCTTCTCATATTCTCTTCAATGGTGGGTCAACTGGGATTCGAACCCAGAGCCTACGGGTTAAAAGCCCGGTGCTCTACCATTGAGCTATTGACCCGCTTGCTCCCCAGCACCAATTTCGTGGATAGTTTCACAGACCGTGTAATGCAATCTATGTCAACTTCCCTATGATGGCCTGCATATCGTTAGAGGAACGCCACTTCATCTGCTGTACGGGAGCAGCGTATTTAAGTCGGATCAATTAGCCAAAAAGGACACTCAATTAACATACCCTCTCTGTAGTGAGGTTTTCGTGAAACATCAACACTTCCTTCCGGTGTCTCTACTACGCAATATTGCGCTTCGCACCGATCAATAGTACATTGTGGTAACTCTGGTTGTCCGTGATTATAAGCTAGCAATATTAGTAAAAGCATTTATTTTCCTGTAAAATGGTAGCTGAGGCGGGACTCGAACCCGCAAGCCTTAAGGCGGGAGATTTTAAGTCTCCTGTGTATACCGATTCCACCACTCAGCCTCACTTATAATATACCCTATTATAGGGCTGAAGTCAAGTGGTTTATGTTCGATCTAGCGACCAATGTTCAAATAAGTCGACTTGCTGTGTTTCAGTACGATTTGTGTTTTCTCTACTTTCAACAATGTTGGAATTAGCTACAAGTTCGCTGCTACTTTGAATCTTTCCGCCGCCTATATTCCAAATCATCTCAATGTCCAATTCTTCGCAAACTTGCATTTCAGGAGTATTTTTATTGGTCCTATCACCGCCGTTGGCGAAACAATCTGGCTTTACTCTGCGTAGGGCCTCACACACGGTGTTATCTGAATCATCTACCGGAATCACGGCCGTGACACCACTAATTGCATTTATAATCTCAGCGCGTTCCTCAAATGGCATAAAGATGTACCCTTTCTTGCGAAGAAGCCAATCATCACTATTCAAGACAACATAAAGCCCATCGCCATGGCGAGCAGCTTCTTGAATCATGCGTACATGTCCAACGTGAATAGGGTCAAACCCACCAGAAACCATAATATATTTTCTTTTTCTCATAAAATCACCGTAATGATGCGCCAAATCATTTTCTCCTTAATGTTGTGTGCAGGTAAGTAAACATTGTAAATTTAAAACAATAATGCCAATAGACAACCCTATGCCTACGAATGTTACAATGTCAAATATTCTATCCGATATTTTAAATAATTTCATCGACCAAACCATGCTTTAAACACGTTTCCGCATCGAACCACAAATCTCTTTTCAAAATTTGATTGAGCATCTTCTTGGGAATTTTAGTATGGTCGCTATAAATAGTTCGAATTGTTTCCATCAGCAGATCGCAATTCTCCATATCATCTTTAAGTGATTCATAATTTCCCCACATTCCAGAAGAAAGCTGGTGAATCAACATAAACGAGTGCTTATGCATGAATCTCCTCTCTGCGACAACGCTAAAGAGTGTGGCTGCAGATGCAGCACAGCCATCAATAACTGAATGAACTGGCACAGGACAGTTTAATACATAATCAACAGATGAAAATCCGGCAAAAAGACTGCCTCCATAGCTGTTAATATGCAAATTAATCGGCGGTGGTGGTGATGCTCCAAGCGAATTGCTTCGGTTAACCAATGAAACTCCCAAAGTCATCAGTTTTTTATTTAGCTGCAAGTTTTTAGCTCTAGTTACTTCTGAATAGAAGTAGATGTTGTTATTTAGACTGGAAACTATATTGTTGTCGTCGCTTGAGCTAGCACTCGGACCTTCTTCTTCGTCTTCAGTTGATGATTTTAACCAATAAATATCTTTCATATTCTCCTCGTAAATGGTACCCCGAGTAGGATTCGAACCTACGACCCTCGGCTTAGAAGGCCGATGCTCTATCCAGCTGAGCTATCGGGGCGCTTATTCTTCTTTTTGTTTTTAGGCTTTACAAAGTCGGGATGCCAATACTTGACCGTAAAACGCGTACCGCCGGGTCCGCTGCGGCGTATCTTAACTACAAGCTCATTATCAACCGTATGTTCGGCGTGAAGTTGCGTTTTCTTAGTTTGAGCTTCCTCATATGTACTAAAGTAGCCTGCCTTTTTCCAAGACTTGTTGTTTTCCTTATTTGGATCCATGTTTTCCTCTTTTTAAGATGGTAGGGGCGACGGGACTTGAACCCGCATGCACCAATTACCCAAGTTTAATGCACCGCTTATAAGACGGCTGGGATACGCCCCCTCAACTATACTAATATATCAGCTTGGGGGGTCGCTGTCAAGCGAATTTTGATTTTCTTTTGCCTCTTGTACAATTTGATAAAGAACTCCGGGAGAAAGGTCGCACCTATCATATATCCTGATTGTTCTCCAATCGACTACTCCAGATATACGAAGTGCATACGCTATCCACTCAGAACAATACCATTTTCCTTTCCTCTTAATGTTGTAAGGGAAAAACTGAGATAATAACATCCCAATCCAATCATATTTGCTGCCCTGTGTTTCTTCATAAAACTCTTGTATAATATTACTCTGTTCTTGGGTAATTTGTAAATCAGAAAAATCCCAATTTTCTAAATCAAAGTCGACTTTCTTTCTTGCAGACACGGTAGAGGTCAATAAGGGACTAATTCCAATCCAAGTAAAGTTATCAGCCATGATCAATTCTGCGTGTGAATATGGACTCTTTGTCCACCACCGGATAATCCTGTTTTTCCAATCGCCCGGACCTTTATAGAACGCAATCTTGATCTTCAACCTATACACCTCTCTTACTAATAATTATATCACATTTGAGAAGCGACATCAAATATTTTATTTAATTTGATAAAACCCACGGATCGCTAATAGTTGCAGTGCTTTCGCACACGCATTTACCAGAGGTTACCGACTCCATTTGTGAGCCTGTACCTGTACAAGATTCCTCACATTGTTGTATTGTTTCTGCGTCTAGGTTGCAATTAGATAGCCACATTCCCGCCAAAACTATTAGCCCAATATAAATAACGCACTTGCACAAAGCATTAGTTACAATTTTGGTTACTTTCTCGTCATCTTCCATTCAAAACTCTTCGCTTGGGCCAGACAACATGTGCATTGCTAAGATAATTTCTTTCTTCTTTTTATCGTAATACATTAACATCATGTCACTCTTTGTGACTGAATCCATCTCTTCTTCAGTTATTCTTATTTCTCCACCATCTTTTTTGACTAGTGCAGTTAATATAGTAAACAGCATCTGCTGATCGCTTAGCGCTCCTCGGGCTTCCTCATCCATTGATCAATCCCCAGCTACTAAATAATTTCTAGTACAGAGGCCGCAAAAGCCGGCTGACATTAACGCTAAAAGCCAACTTCCGCTAATAAGAAAGTTAAACGCTAAAACTCCGTTTATAATTGCGCATGCGCCACTTACTTGTTTTGATGCTAAAAATTTCATGTTTTCTCCTTTAAGTGGTGGAGACGGCGGGAATCGAACCCGCGTCCACAATAAGTCCAACTGTAGTCATTCACAAGTTTAGTCAGTTTCTATCAGCTACTGACAAATATAGATGGCGTTCAGATATCGCTTACCATCCTATTGCGATAAATTTGTTGATTTTTACAACTTGTCTGTTGTTTTTGCCCAAATTGGATAGAAGGTTTTGAGCGACCTCCCGATTAAGCCGCTAAGCGAACAGAATCGAAGTGATTGTTGTTATTTGCAACTATTGTTTTTGAACTGTTAAGGCCGTATCTAACCTACTTGCACTATTCCTTTTTCTTACCCTGTCGAATCCTTTTTCGTCCCCTTATTTCTTCTACTTTGGTTTTTTTCACGATAACTCCCATGGGCGTACCATCTTCATTATCTAACCAAATAAGTATTTCACCCTTTTTTGTTTCTTTGGTATTTTTTTTATATCCTATTGATTTTTTTGCTGCTTTAAGAGCAGCAGATTCTGAGGAGTGTTTACTTACCAAGTCACCTTGTATAAATCTTCCGTTCCATGCATATACTTTCCACATTATAGTAAACTCTCAACCCAGCCACGAACAACGCTTTCGCTCCATCCATATATACCGTATTGCATAACCATTTGCTTATCAACCACTACTAAAGTTGGCCAAGAAGTTACTGGATATCCTGTTTGTGCAGTTTGGTCAATCAGGGTCCTATCTGCGCCCAGTACTGGTCCTGATATATTGTATGTTTCAGCCCAATGCTGCAGATCTGCTAAATCTGGTGGATTTCCAGTGCTGTCATCAATCAGCACGGTTAACCAAACCACATTCTCAGAACCATAATCTGATACGAATTGGTCTCCCATCGTTGCTATGTTGTTGCAAACTCCACACCACATAGCTGATAAATCAATTACTATAACCTTTTCATATTGATCGTAAAGCTCTACCATTTCTCCATTCTGGTCCATGAGTTCAAAATTGCATGGATGTGCTCCGGGCACTTGACTGCAATCTTCCCAAGTAGCCCATGGGTGTTTATCCACTACCACTTCACTATCTGTATTCGAAGGTGACTCGCTTTCTATTTCTGGTGTACACGCACTGCATGCAGTGAGGAACATTCCACACAGCATTGCCTTAATTAATGTTGCTTTCATTATCTTTCCTTATTATATAAGCCCATGGAGGGTACATTTCTCGCTCCAGTACCATACTATCCTCTCTTCAGTTCACCTTATCGGATTTCACCTCCCTTAAGGTCGGGCTCGTTAGAGGCATGGAGCCCATGTTTTACGTTATTTCCCCATGGGCGTCCTTCTCTTCTTTAAAATAAGTTTCTGAACCATAGTAGTTCTGTAATCTATAAAACGTCTGAATGTCAATACCTAAAAAGGTAGCAGCCTCTCGTTTTGAACGAGTTGCTGAGAGAGCATATTTAAATATAGCATCCCTAATAACATCTGTTAAAGAATTCCATATACAGATTCCAAATAGTTTACCCCCAGCTGCACGGGAGGCTAACTCTAGCTTAAGACCTATGACTTCTTCTAAGTCTAAATTGTTAAGCATTACTTCAAAGTCATCTGAGATTTTCTTTTCTCTTTTCAGTTTGTTGGATATGCTATAGTATTTATTACTTCCTTGAAGTCTTCTTTTTCGTTTCCAACTCATTAAAACCACCTACCCTCCCAAAATAGCACATAATATTTCGGATTTTAAGTAAATCTCTCAGAAAAATGATCTTTTTACATGCCCGGCGGCATAGCACCCTCTTCAGGAGGTATAGGAGCCCCAGCGGGTGCACCCATATCGGCAGGTGGCCCAGCATCCATCGGAGCATCCACGGGCGGCGCAGCGCCCATATCATCAGGTGGCGCAACCTCTCCACCCATTTCTGCAGCCGCCTCTTCGTATGATGGGGTCGTGGGCTCCGGAGTCATACTAATTTCCTCTTCCATTGCATCGAAGTGCAATTTGAGGTTGGTAATCAAATATTCGCCAAACAATGCTGCGTCTTCTCCACGCAAATCTTTATAAGCCTTTTTGATAGTAGTGTCAGGTCCGTTGAATGCGGTTTGAGCCCTGAGTGCTCCCACTTCTTGATCTGGCGATAATTCTCCGTCCATTCCGGTTCTAAATTCATCTCTTTCAGCTGTTTCCGGATCTGGCTTGTCATCCTCTACGGGAATGAACATGGGATCGTCTTTTGGTGAAACGTTCATAGAAACGTCTTGTTCAGCTAACGGCTCCACTTCAGGTTCTTCGGGAGCAGCCGCCAGTGCAGTTTCTCCACCTTCTTCTTGACCAGAACCGATTGTACTTAGCAGATTCTCTGCCGCGTTAATGATGTGAGAGCGAAAAGACTCTCGTTTTTCTGCATTGTCTAACTGCATGTAATATTTCTTAAAAATTGGAATAATATTCTGCAGGACCTCTTCATCTAAAACGGTGATACCTGTCGATCTATTCGGGTTAGAGGCGGGCTCAGCATCGACAACTTCTTGAATAAGTTTACGAATACAGCTTCGCAACACCCTTTCTTCCGAGAGCACTTTAGCAGCCTTTCTTCGATACACGATTTGAATGACTTCGCGAATCTGCTGACGAAGCTGCAATTCTTCTAAAAACGTTTTTCGATCCATTGTGAATGTTCCTTATAATAAATAGTTAGTTTATGCGTCTTTGTAATAAATAATTCAAAACTTCTTCTATCATTTCCTCGCGAAATATAGTCGGCTCTTGATCTTCATCATCTTCAGCTTTAGCAGCAAAGCCAGCAACCGCTCCACCACCAGCAGCGGAAATTTCTGCTATAGCTGCAGAATCTTGCTTTTTCTGATCAAGAAACTGCTGAGTTTGCATGTTGCTGTTGTGTTTTTGAACTTGTTTATCGTGACTTTTGGCAAAATCGCCAATAACTCCCTCAAGACTAGAGGGGATTTGTGATAGAGGACCTTGTACTGGGCCCTCTGGGTTTCCTAATGCGTCTGCAACTCCCCCAAGTGCATCCAGTCCAGCGCCAATATCTTCCGCGCTTTGTCCAACAGCGCCAGCCATATCTTGCAACGTCATTGTGATTTGCTGAACAGGCGCCCCAGTAGTTTCCCCCGCAGCTTTAACTAGCGACTCCCAATCGGGCGGTGGAGGTCCTTGCTGTTGTGGTTGTTCCAGTAGCGTTTCTTCGACTATTCTAAAAAGCATTTCTGCCATCTCTTCAGGTTGAGCTTGTGCACCCGTTACGCCCAATGATTGTAAAACTTGTCCTGCATCGACTCCTTGAGGTAGAAAGTCTTTGAACATCTCTACGGCTATCGGATTCTGCATAGCCTGCTCTGCAACATATCTCAAATCAGAAGCATGCAACTCTTCTGGCCTCTTTTTGGCATTCTTTATACTTGGCATATTTTGAGCAATTTCTGGATTTGCTTCTAATAATTGCATATATTGAGATGAATGTCTAATATCTGGAAACGGCTCCACCTCTAAATTGACGCCTTCTGGAGCATATGCTTCTGCTTGCCCTCTAAACCTCTCTGCATCTTTTGCTCCCGCACCCATGTAAATTGTTTGACCCGGCTGAGCAGATTCTAAAACCTCATACGCAATCTTCATCGGATTCGATCCGGGTGGAGCCTCCACTATATACGCATCAAGACCCACTGCATCTCCCATCAGAGACCAGAGATTTTTGGAGACATCAAACGAAACTTCTTGACCAGCGATGGTTCTTTTGTTGGTTTTGGCACCATGGCCCATAATAATCAGAGTAACTTCAGCTAAACTGTTAAAATGCTTAGCCATTGCAACATGGCCTCTGTGAGGAGGCTTGAATCCGCCGGGAATCACAGCAATTGATTGAGGCATTTGCCCAGCACCCGCAGATGTGAAGGTCATAGCCTGTTGTTGGTTGGTGTGTTGCACAGCCTCAGAGAGGTGCTGACTGCCTTGCGCCATGATGGGAGGGGCAGTACCTCGCCCATACTTAAACAGGCCTAGTAATTGATTTATGGGCGCAAAGTTGCCGGTAAATTTATAGTTCTGCCCGTTGTATTCAAACACGAACCCTTCAACAACAGAATTAATGTTGCTATGTGATTTAAGCTTTTGTAATTGCTTCTTTAATATGTCATGAGCTTCCGTTGCTCCCGGGCCGCCATATTGAGAAATTTGATCAATTGCAGTTCGAACTTCACGTCTCAGTCTTTCCAATTCGGCTTGGTTGTCGAGAATATAAGCACTTTCCAGCCCTCTAAGCATCTCTACTGCGAAATCGTGAATTGCGTTTTCCAACGGCGAGACGGCTTTTGAAATAAACTTTCCACCATTTGAAACTAAGGCTCTAATTGCCTCAACCTGATCGGTTGGCAGTCCTTTGTAAATTTGTCGTAGATTTTTGGCGCCATCTTTGCTAAGAATTTTATCAATAATGTCTTGCTGGGTCTGTGTGGGGAAAAAGGACAAATCTTGTCCTAATAAATGCTTAAGTCTATCTTCTATATAATCTCCGACAGTCATATTTCCGCCAAAGCCGGCAGTATTCATCTTTTCAATAGCTTCTTGATATGCCGAATCGTCAGAAAGAGCCTGAAGCTGTAATATGGCCGTCCTACGTACTGTGAAATCTGTGTCTTGTCCGGCCTCTTCAAACTGATCTAAGACCGAATCAAGATAATGCGAACTTCGCTCAATATTGATATTGGGAAATCGACGTGCAAAATCTGCATAATTAGCATCACTTGGCTTTGGGATGGCAACTACTTTATTTGTTTTAGCATCATAGACCTTGTGACCACTTCGGTGAATCGATAAAATATTAGCGTCATAATTAACTACATTAGATGCGCCCGGGCCCTGAATCTCTGTATTGTAAAATATCTCACCATTAGCGCCAAAAACAAAAGCTTGTTCTCTAGGCTCTAAACTGCTAACCATTCTTTGAAATGCTGAGAAAGATTTTACATATACATCTTTAACTTGTTGGCCTCCCGCGAACTGTCGCATGTTTAAGTCCTGCAACGTTCGGCCACCAGCAACCATATCTCCTTTGTTTCTAGCGTACAATGCAACACCCTGTCGAGCACTTAGATAAATGTTGTATCCATCCGTCTTTTCTGTGCCGACAAGCTCGCCATTTGAAGCAGAGCGCAAAATTGATTTTACTTCGTTAAAAGTCAGATCAGGATTGTCATATAGATGGGCCAAGTGACCAGCAACGCCACCTTCGAGTAAAAGCTTTAATTTGCTCATTTATTATCTGTTCCCTCTTCTAGAACTTTAAGTTGCTCTTGCAACACGTTCACTTGCTCTTCAAGCTTTCGAACAGATCGTCTAATTTCTTTTAGTTGACTATTTGCAATTTCTAATCGTCGACTTTCAAGCATGCTTTTGGGCTTGAATTTTGACAAGGTTTCGCTCAAAGCTTGAATGTAGCTGTGTATTCCGGGCTTGGAATTTTCTCCAATAAGAAATTTTCTAGTAACTTTGTTTAAATCGCTGTAATTCATTTTTTTCTCCTACAGTCATAATATAAGTAGTTTTTATTAGCCTAAATTACCACTATAAGGAGTTTTGGGATAGCGAATTGTAACTCCTTTGGTTCCGTAAGCAAATGGAACGTGGTCTGGAGGACAATATTGTCCCGGAACAGCGCCTTTTCTATTAAATTGCATATGTAAACATTTATAGTAGTCAATCGTAAAATCTTCATCATAATAATATGGAGAACTACAGGTTAAATCGGTGGTTGTAAAACTAGCTTCAGCGCTAATAAGACTGCTAGCACCACATACATCTACTGCTTGAAGCCAATATTTGTATGTTTGCGATGTATCAACACCTGTAATTGTGTGTGATATTGAAAACTTAGAACCAGATTGAGTTTGGCCAACATTTCCTATGCCGCCGACACTAACCCCCGGTCTCGGCCATCCAGCACCGGGTTCGTCGGCTGGATGATCTTCTTTTCCGCTTCCGCTATTTGGAGGCGGGAAACAAGTACCCCATATGGGTGTTAAGGCAGAGGCATACGTTGAAGAATCGGCCGGATTAACTCCGCTGGTACCATCGTCAATATAAATGTTGTAGCGAGTATATCCAGTTGAAGAGGTGGCTTCATTCCACACTAGCTCCACCGTGCCATACTCATCGCAATTATCACCTCTAGCAATAGCTGCAAAACCGGTTGGTACTTCTTTAGTTATATCATCCCACTGATCGACTGGGCAGCATATGGCCGGCGGTCCCGTGCGGTTTGAGGTAGGTATATCTCCTTCGATACTAGATGTGAGCCCGGGAATTATACTGGAGGCTAGCGTCACTGCGGGATATTGCATAAATCCCGGGTTTTGCCTTTGCAATACATTTTCTGCATATACAGAGGTAGTGCCATATATGTAAGCCGTTTCTGACACCTTTTCGTGAAAAGAACACGTAATCTCGAAGAATCGACCCATTGTTCCTGCGTGCGAAGTTACGGTAGCTTCAGTATGCCAGTGAAAGACTACATACGCAATTGAGCCAGTTGGCAAATAAACAGGCCTTGTGTCGATTCCGTTTTCTGTAGCTTCTGTCGAACCTGTCGGGTAATATGCATATCTTGGATAACCATAATCATCAGTTTGATTAGCTGCTGACGCCCACGCTTGAGCCATATCGATCACAAACTTTTTACTACTATCAACGCCGGGTACCGTTCTTATGGTTCCTTCGTGATAAGATCTGTATTTATCATTTATGCCATTACCGGCTTCGGCTACTTCTAAAGTACTATACGAGGCGCCTCCAAGTCGAGCCCAAAAAGTTTCCGTATAAGAAGAGGCATTGTCATCGACTGGGCGGCCAATATAAATATCTAAGTAATCATAAGAGCCATAATTGTTCTCCAAAGAGTCGTCATCGGCAGTAACTCTTCGCCGATACCAATCTTCAACTCGCCAGTCAGCTATCTCTATTTGCAGATATCTATAACAAGGATTACGTGCACTTACAATTAAAGCACTATCTTTGCTAGCTACGTAGACATCGTTATCACTGTATGGGTGAAGTACGAAAGAAGGATAAGAGCCATCTTGATTGGCACCACTACCAACATGTATTCTATCAAACCAATTCGAGCCGCTTAATAAACACTCGTCCTCGGCTGAGCCGAGTATTACTTTTGTTATTTTGTTTACGTTTGTAACGCTCATCTTGTATCGCCCTGTACTACATAGTGTTTCTTAAGATTCTAGCGTTTTCAGGAAAGCATGCCCAGTTACCAATAGAGAGTTTTGAGACCATAAATTCATACGCCTCAACCTTCTTATCGAAGGGTTCAACTTTTCTTGTGCCGTCTTCGTCAGTCCAGATAACATAATGTTGAGAATCTGTTTTTTTGCGAGTTTTCATACATTATGTATTCCTTTATCTTATCCATTTCTTTTTAAGGTTCTCGAAAAGCTGATTGTCGTACCACTCTTTATCGGACAGGTGTTCATTTTTAACTGCATCGCCCATGGATCCCAATTCGTCTCCATCTTCTTCAGCATTTGCTGCTGCAGCTTTCACTGCATCGCCGGCGGCTTGTTCTGTAATATCATCCATAACTTCATCAGCAGCAAACGCTTCCACATCGTCAAGATCTGCTAGATCTGCTGTCTCAGGCATATCCGGCGGATCCACCACGTCCGCTACCGCTTCTCTCATAAACTGCGCACCTGCCCGTGGTCCAAGGTTATCAACTGCGCTTGGCTGAGGTCCTTTAACATTTTGCGCGTCATCTCGTTTGTATGCCACGCCACCAGTTCGCGCCATTCGGGCTGCAACGTCTCGCCATGGCTCGCCGTGAATCGTACCACCGCCGTGCCTTCCGGTACCGTAGGCGTAGTCCATCATGCCTTGGGCCACGTCACCAAAAAACTCATTAAGTTGAGCTTCTTGCATTGACTGGTTTCGAGGAATCGCATCGCTCCACTTTCCGGTTTCACGCTTAAGCGATCCTACACCTTTGCCAACGGCTGCACCAATCCTTTCCCCGGCGGTGCTCGCAACATCGCCCACGTTAGCCGGCAACACGCCTTGCACAGTTTTGCCGACTTCGGTACCGACTGCTTCTCCTGCTTCCGCCGCTCCCGAGGCCACTTTGCCGGCAGCTCTGCTCGCAGCGCTCGCAGTCCTTCCGACCCAATCGCCAACGTCCTCTTGTATATTTAGTTTTTCCTGCAGCTTGCTCCGGACAAGAGCTTCAAGCTGCCTTCTGTTTAATTTTGTTTTTTTACTCATTTGTCTTGCTCCTTAAAAAATGAAAAATTGAGTTATTAATCTCTGCTATCTTAAATAGTGTGTTATTGTGTAAATGTCATCTACCACTTTCGTCATCTTATTATCTCGCCGGTACAACAACTCGACCCCTGCGTCTAGGGGCTCCCTGTGCGCCCACCTGTTGTCGCGCTGCATCTTGCAATTGTCGACGATATTCGGCCTGATCTTCAGCGCTAGCTCCAGCCCCGGGCGCCTGCGGAACTTCTATAGCTTGCGTAGTTTCGCCTCCCGTCTGGTTGCTGCCGAATCTGATTGTTGCGCCTTGCGGTAGTGCACCGCCCATTCCAGCTGAGTTTTCAAGATTAGGGGCCCACAGCAATGTTTGTCCACTTTGTCGGGCTTCGTCTAGCGTTTCCCCTGCTACCCATATGGGGCCATTCAAATCTCCTCGCCCTGCCTCAATCGCTGCAGCGGCTCGCCCATCCGGGTTTATAGCTAGTTGAATGTCCTGCAATGGTTGTCCGCCTACAAGTCTTAATGCAACCTGATTTGCAATAGCTGCTGATGGGAACCCTACGCCTCTTAATTGATCTAAGACCGGATCTCCGGAACTAGCTACGTAATATGCTCCAGCCATTTGTCTTGCTCTTGGGATCGCATGCCCTTCGTCCTGCAGGAGTTCTCCACGCCTTTTATATTGTCGACCTATTATATCTGATCTAGTTACGCTATATTGGTATATTCTGTCTTGTGTTTCTTCCGGCAAAGCATTGTAGGCAGCAGAATACAACGGCGTTCGTCGGTCTAGATCGCTGAGATCGCTAAACTCTTCATTCAGTGCAACCATTTCTTGTGCGTTAACGGTTAATTCGCCATCAGGATTTGTTGCTGTGGCGTTCCCGACCGGACCAAGCCGGTCAAGATCATGTCCGTTTCCAGCGTAATCTCTCCATGCGCCCAGATTCGCCGAACCATCAGAGCCCTCTACTAAGCCAAAGTGTCCCCAGTTAATATTCCTGAGTCGGCTAAAAGCTTGCTGTGATTCTTCTGAAAGAACATCGATGTTACCCAACCTTTCTCCCGTTCTCGGATTTGTCGCCTCACCGGCAGTATCCCACGCAAGAAGAGTTTGCGACTTTCTATATGCTGCCATGGAAATTGTTCTTCTCAGTTGTGCATATTGTGGTCCGGGCAAAATCTGTTCTATAAATTGTGGATTGTTTTTAGCAAATCCGTAATCCCACGCTAGTTGTGCAACTTTTCCAAGACCATCTTCGTGGGACAGAATTGCGTCTCTATGAGAAGGCATGCTTAGCATAGCTATGACAGTCATATCGGCGTTAAATGCTTCAGCTTCAGGCCCAGCCGAATCGGGATTGTCAGAACCTAACCCAAACTGTCCTATTCCAGCTAGAGGGTTCCAAGTGCCGTCTTGACTACTCGGAGGAATAGGAGTAAGAATTCTTTTTAATGTTACATCATCTATAGCATATCCAGTTGCTTCTCTTACGATCTCATCCCGCATACCACGAAGTTGTAGCTGAGCTTCGTCTTCACTCATGTTACCGTATTGTACCATCTGTTGAACCCGGTTTTCTGTAATCTGTGCAACATGCTCTTCGACTCTTGTATTATAATAGGTTTCTAGCATCTCTCGCCGGCCAACGCGTTCGCCCTGTTCCAATCCAGCTTCAACTGGCGCCTCGGAACCCTGAGTCATTAGGAAGCCATCTTGGCCGGTGATAAATCGAGCCAAACTACCGGCTGCAGAACGTTCGCCAATTATTTCATCGAGGTCTCCTGCAATTGCCTGATCTAAATTACTGTTAAATCTCTCTTGCTGCATTTGATGAAGAGCGTTCCACCATCGATGTGGGTCTGAATGTGCAGTAACTTCCACTGTTTCACCATTTTCATTGGTAACTTCCAATGTTGGCAATGGAATTCCCGAAGGTATTGTATAGTTTCCATTTGACACCCTGTTAGACGAAATGTTCATAAGTAAATCTTCTATTGCAGCCGGAGACATATTTGGTGTTCTATATTGGTTTCCACCCGTACCGGTAACTCCAAAGTCAAAAGCATATTGGCCGCCGGCCTCTCTTCCTGCTTGAGGTCCAAGCAGTGCGGTCACTTCCTGATTCCACCCGGCACTTAATTCTGACATTCCAGATTCAAACTCTGCTAAACTTTGCGGATTTTGCTGAAGTATGGCCATTTGTTCTTCGGACACACGCCCAACATCAGCTTCGCTAGCATTAGTTAATCCATAGTTTTGCTTAAGACGTTCAATTCGCTCTACATATTCTTGGGCTTGATCCGAGACAGCTTCAGCGTTGTCAACTCCCATGTCGCTTGCAAATGCCATGGCAGCATCAGGATTAACAAGATCTGCCGGCGCGTCCGCCACATTTTCCATTGCCATTCCAAGAAGTTGTGTCTCCAATGATTGAACTTGGGCATCAGCAGCGCGCAAACCTGTTGCCATCTCCGCTTGTTGTATATCTTCAGCATTAAAAGCTGCAGCCATTCCGCCAAGATCTGCTTCTCTTGCCCACCTTGCCTCATACGGACTTTCCCATGGCTGATATTCTGTATCTCCAAGCCCGGCCAAGTTGCCCACCGGCTGGCTTAAAAGTGAACGATACTGATCATGCGCATAAACTAAACTTCCGTCTTCGTTTGTTTCATATTGTGGTAGTCCGTTTTCGTCCCGCGCAATTACTCGTCGACCTCTTTCATCTCTGACAAATTCACCGCTTTCATCGCGCTCATATTTAGGCTGTGGTTGGCCAAAATTAGCATCGCTTGTCCAACCTTCTCTTCCCCAGCCCGATCTGCCCGGGTCTAACTGATCTCCTAACCAATTTACACCGCTTCCGATACCAAACAGTTGATTGAGCCCGGGCCCGTCGTCCATCAGGCTTCTTCCAAAATGTCCACCGACACCCAGCGCGCCCATTCCCAAACTACCGGCCGCACCGGCACCGGCGCCGTATCCTCCCCATCGGCCGAGCGTTGTTCCCCACCTTGTTCCCCACGGTCCCAAACGAGAACCTAGGTTAACAAGGCCTGACTCAACCGCTCCGGCGCCCGGTGCTCGCCATAGCCCCGGTGTTCGCCCGGGAATTTGCCCAAGCCATTTTGGAACGGAGCCACCAAGCCAACCTCCAGCCGCGCCTCCACCAGATGCACCGGCTCCGCCGGCAGCTGCTGGCATGCCGCGCAAAGCCCCAAGACCTCTCATCGCAGCACCGCCACCATAATACATCGCGGCATACTTCCATGATTCGGGCATGTTAAGAGAATTCATAATCACCGCGCCCCTGTTGGGAATATTCCATTCATCCATAGGCTTCATTTTTCCAATCATATCTTCGCTAGGAGCGTCTTCTGGACCATAGTATTCTGCATAAACTGATTGCATTCGAGGATCTCTATATGTTCCCGGCATCGATGCGCCGAACTGACGGCCGCTTCCATATACGTCATCCCGGCCCCATTGGTTTATAGGATCATCACCAAGGCCCCAGCCAGCCCAGAGGGGTATAAATTCTCCGCTTTGCACGTTGCCAAACATCGGGCGCAATATTGCATCGTGAGCAAATTGGCCTTGTTGAGCGATATCCTGAACAATTGGATCTGCAACATTTCGCCGCAAGAACGTGGTGACTCCCCACTCGTTTTCTGCAATTTGTTCGTCGGCCTGTTCTCTCGTCAGAGCCATGGGAATCCTTCTACCATCGGGAAGATCTACGTATTCCGGCTCATATCCCCACATACGCATATTGCGCTCTGCCTGTTGCTGTGTGAGATTGGGGTTAACCCTCATATCAAATCGAGGATCGCCTGCAAGTCCGCCGGCACCAGAGGCAGATTTAATATCTCCAAGCCCTAAGTGGTGCTGTGCCCATTCCAATCGAGTAGGCATTTCAGCATCAATATCTTCAGCCGTAACTGTAAACAGGTCGGCTCCACCAGCAGCCTGCAGGGAGTTCCAGCTTTGAAACCCCTCTTGCCTAGCAAATCTTTCACGATGATAATCGTTGTTCGCACGATATTGCGACAGCCATTCTCTTTCGTAAGCTGGTTGCCAAAAATCTTTAATTTCACCTTCGTTAATCCAGCCTTCGGCATCGTGCTGCTCATAAAGTGCACGACCCACGTCTCCAGCCTCCAATAAGGCTTCGCGCCAAGCATTTGGATTAATACGTTCTCCACGTCTAACCATGCCCAAATCGGTACCCATCAAATCGCCGCTTTGCAGACGATCAACGAACCTCTGATCTCCACGGCCAATTTCAAAGACGCTGCCGTCGCGATTGGTCACAGTCTCGCCGGCTAAGGTCCGCGCGATCTTTTCTTGCCTCCCTGTCCAAGATGCCGTTGGATGTCTCATTGCTGGATTGGTTAGCCAGCTTCCTACTGGTGCACCGCCGGCGCCTTGGGTATACGATGTACCAAAAGCAGTCGATGTGTCGAACTGAAGATCGGCCGCAGCATCATCTCTTGTGTTTTCATGTGTAACATCAGTAACAGGGTTTGTCCATTCTCCGCGATCTTCAAGACCTCCGTGTGCAGAGGGCTCGTCGACAGTCACATCAGATGTGCCAAACTCTTCTTGAGAATTCTCCCTCAGCAGTCTTTGTTTTTGCATTACTCTCTGTGTTGCTTCGGCGATAAGACTTCGAAGTCTTAGTTCTTCTCGTATACTGAGTTTTTTGTTCATACTGTTCATTTCCTTATGCTCTCTCCACTCTCCACCAAGTCCTCCAGCAGTTGGATCATCTACGGAAGTTCCATATCCTGTCTCGATGGGATCTTCATAGTCGGTACCGGGCGTCATGACTCTAGACACATCATAGATACTGGAGTCATCCTCGACCTCTGCTGTTGCTGGTGATTCTTCCGCATCGGCATCGGCAGTATCTGCTGCAGTTTCTACTGGGCTTTCAGCAGGTGGTGCCTCTTCGTGCCCGGGCCCATCCGGTCCATAAAACATTGCCGTGTAATGCTGGGCAATTTCGAGCTTCTTATTCATCTTAAATTTGACCGGTTCCCCATCGTTACCGAGAATTTCATCGTATATCACTGTATAAAATGCTTTTTTGATTAAAGCTGGTTCTTGAAAATCCATAATCCACTTAGCCCATGCTTCTGCATCAGACTTTTCAGTGATTTTTTGCTGAAATGGGGAGGGAAATTCGCTCGTGGTCTGTTCTTCTTCGGTGAAAAATTGCTTTTTTTCCTTGCCCGGGCCGCCGCGCGGAATATACTCTCCCTTGGGCCCCCGAGCAGGTTTTGCACTCATGGCTACCGGATCTCCCGTCCAAGAATGTTTTATCCCTCTCCAAGTCGCGCCCGGTGCAGCCTTGACCCCACCCCACACGCCTTTGCCAGCCGAGCCCATTGCGCCTTTAAACTTGTCCCATCGAGGACCTTCTTCTAAGATCTCCGGCGTTCCAGACATTCTTTTTCTAAGTTCTTGACGAATAGATTCCTTAAGATCCCATTTGCGAATCTCTTCTTTGTTGTTATCTTCCCAGTCTCTGAAGCACATGTTCCCAAGCTCATAGGCTTGACGTTCCATTTCGCGCATATGTTCATCATTCTGAGCATAGCCGGGCTCAAGATCGATATCTAAATTAAACATACCTTTGCCATTTTGAGTATGGTGCACCAACTCATGCGCGAGAGATCTTAAAATATCTTTTGGATGCCTACTGTCAGTATACAATCCTATGTTGTTGTCTGAAGGGTTGTAATATCCTGTTTTTCCTAAGTGGTCTGCGCCGTTCTCTTCGTCTGAGATCAAAACTATGGTGACGGGTTCGGAAAATCCCATCTGCTTTTGAGCAAAAGGAAAAAAGTGATTTGCTAATTCGATAAGGCTAGAGTGATCAGCCTCTGTATTGTTAATAATTTTTGGCTTACGCATATTAATAAATAGTTTGCTTTGTTGTAAAAAAGTAATATTTGTGATTGCAAAGCGGCATAAATTTCGATATTCTCATCGAGATCGCTTGGAAACCAACCGTAGCTTTATAATAATTATGTCTTCTTCGTGCAAAAGGGATTGTTTTTTGTCATCTTTAACTAGAAAAACCCGGGCATATGCCACGGGTCTCCCTCCTTGCATTTTTGTGTATATTTCTTTTATTATACCCAATTTTTGAGGACCAGATAGGTCCTTCCACGTTACAAGATCTCCAATTCCAAATTTCTTTGTTGCGCTATGTCCAAGACTTTCGTTTTTTTTCATTTTTTGATCGCTGATATCCGTAGTATATTACGTGAGTATAAATAGCAGCAGACAACAAGAAAACTACAGGTAAAAGCTCTAATTTTCCTCTTACAGAAGAAAGTCTTTCTTTAAGCTTGTGTCTTTTCACGTCTCTACGGCCCAAGTGAAATAACTCATAAGACATTTCGCTTTCAATTTATTAAATTTTTCATCGTCGACATATATTCCAAGCCTCTTGGCTAAACGCCGTCCTCGCTTCCATGCTTCAACCTCTTCTTCGATCAGGGAAGCTTTATATTTTTCACTTTTCATCTTGCGTCGGTCAAGTTCAGCCGTAGCATGAGCGGGGTATTCGGACTCAAACTTACTCCAGTTTCTCCTGATTAGGGCATGTCCGCATTCATGTAGGAGAGAATAAAGCCTGTTTTCAACACCTTGACTAGAATACACTGTTATGTGTTTTACATCGGACCAGCATGCATCTAGTTCTTCCGGACCCTCGATTACTTCATAACCAGCATTTTCGGCCCAGTTAATAGCTTCGTAATATCCAGCATACAGCAATTTCCTCTTTTCATCTAAATTCATAGTTCCTCTTATTTTGAATGTTTATCGGCCACAGAAGCTGCGGCCCATGAGTACGGTTTGAGTTTGCATGAGAAGCCTGTGCTTTTTGCATATCCAGCTAAAGCATCGGAAAACCTAGCAGTTGCAGCACCGGTGTTCGACGCGCTTATATCCAAATGCAGTTCTATATCGGCTTCAGGATATAGCGAGGATATTTTAAGCGCGGTGTCGACTGTCTTTTCAACCTCAGTCAAGATTCGTAACATAAGGTGCCGAAAGGGTCGGTTAGATGTTTTAACCTTTTGAACAAAATAAATACCTCCTGATTGCTCATCCGCTCCGTGGAGACATATCGCTGTTGCGAAAACACAGCTTTTTTTGGTCAAGAAAGAATCAGTACCGATAAAGAGTTTGCCGTTTTTGCCTAAATGGCGTTCAATTTGTTTGACCATTTCGTCAAACTTGATTTCATAACCACTACCAGTAAACCAAATACTCATTTACATATTATATAGCGTTAATGACAGAATGTCAACTTTTAATTAATGCTAGTTTTATAAACCTGTGGCGTTGTTCTTCTGTCAAAAGACCTTTCGTTTCTATTCTACTTTTAGTTTTGCCTTCTTGCACACCACGCTCTGCTCGGCGCTGACTGATCATATCTGTTATACTATCTATACCTTCTTGGCCCCCAATTCTTTCCATTCTTTCCGCGCTCGCTTCAGCACGATCTGTTGCGCGACTACGTTCTGATTGGGCGTCAAAAGGATTCAAGTGAGTACCGATACGACTAAGCTCAGCGCCAACATCTGTGCGAGTTCCAGCTGGTGTGTCTGTTCGCCGGCCAGTCTCGGCGTCAAATCCAGATATACGCTGTCTTGTGCCGATATTGCCAATAGCCCTAACAGGCTCAGTCAATGCGGTACCTATATTACTACCAATAGCTCTTGCCGTTGAGCCCACCACTCCAAGCGGGCTAGCTTCCGTACTCTGGTGATGTCCAACAAGGCCAAGAGTTGCAGCCCCGCCAATACCGCGCGCAACGTTTCTAGCTACGCCGGCGTTCGTAGTATCTTCTGGATCTATATATGTTCCTGCAGTGTCGCGTACTTGTTGACCAACTCTACGCCATGGGTCTGCTAATTTTTGGCCAAATGTCCGACCGCCTCGGGATCTAAGCATTCTGTCCCTATAAGCGGGACTATGACTCGTCTGTTGGTTTTGCTGACTCCAGCTTGGAGGTAATTGATCATCGCTATCTAGCGCAGCTTGATGCTGCTCAAGATCGGCTTGTCCAAAAGTGTGTGTTACGGTTTCGGGCGTTTCAATTTCAGACGGAGGAGTGAGCGTAGGCATTTCGAATTGGCTAAAATATCCAGCGTCTCCCTCAGACGGTCTTAAATTAGGATGTACATCTGCGCCTTCGTCGGTAGCGGACATGGCTCTAATAAATTGGTCGCCATAGGCATCCCAAGCAGCTTGCATGTGGGCGTTAGAGGGGTTTCCGCTCCCGCCTAGGCTGCGATCTGGTTGCCCGGTACGACGGTTGGTAAGTCCCGCAGTTCTCTGGTCTGTTTCAAAAACTCCTGCTAGCGAATCTCCATAATTTGCATTCACCCATCGTCTAAATAGATTTCCGCGTTCTTGGTTATCGCCAATTACATCGCTTAATGGGTGCGAGGCCCTGCCCCTTGGCGGTGGGGTGACGGCTGCCGGCGCACCCCCACCTCCAGTATCGGCTACAGTTGTCGGCTGCCAGTTCGCCGGCTGGGCCCAATTGCCCTCTCCACCCGCGCCATAGTCGTAGGGTAGTGTACCGGGTACAAACTGCTGTCCATATGGAACTGCTTCATTCAGCTTTTTTTTTAGTTTTTGTTCTAAAACTCTGCGCACTTTGCTCTCTAATGCTCGTCGATCTCTGTGTTTTGTGCGAATTTGTTCCTGAGTTTCTGCAATTTGTCTGTCAATTTTATTCTTATGGTGGTTTCTTTCAGCCATTACAAGATTTGCAAATCCTTGCGACGTCCAAGGTTTAAAATTGGAATAGTCGAGGGATTCATTAAATTTATCATCATCGCGCTTAATACCCACAGAGGCCATAGTGCGTGCCCCGCTTTCAGTCCCAGCGGCTGCCCTCGCCCGATCCATTGACGTATAAGCTTGTTGTGCCCACCCGCCCTCATCTGCTGCAGCAGCCTGCCCACGTCTGATCTTCGCTCGTCTGCGGATCTGCCGTCGATCCCGCGTTGCTCGTCTTTGTATTCGCGAGGTCATTACTCCTTCGAGTTCCTCGCGGGTTCTCGGCCTGTTCATATTTGGATGCCAAAAGTCCATCGGGAGAACAAAGTCGGTATCCGCAATAGAAGTGCCTTGTCGAAGCGGCTCTGTTGCTTGACCTCTACGGTTTGTTGATCTAATCTGATCATTGAGTTCGTCCGCGTATTGCCGGAGGTCTTCCATTTCCGCACCCCAGCCGGCACGCTCAGCGGCAATCGTATGCGCGTTTTGATTCGACTGGCGAGTGGATGCGAAGTGTTCAGGGTTAAGATCCGCCATAGCTAAAAGAATTGGCCGGCCTTCAGAATCTGTACCAACCTGTCTTTCTGTGGGGTGAATCCCCTGTCTTCGAACTTGATCGTGCACTCTCTGCAAGTGTTCATACTCTTCAGAACCCGGAGGTACAACGGCTCTAGTGACCGCCAGCCCGGGCCCGCCGCCATACTGGGCCATTGGCACTGATTCAATTCCAATGGTAGGCTGAAAATCTCCACCAGCCATGGCGTTTAGGATGACATTTTTTGTTGCACTTTGCAAAGGAGTCATATCTTGTTGCGACCGCATTTCGATCCGGCCGTCCTCTCCGGCCACAGTAAGGCCTTCTTGTTCGTAGAAGTCCCATGCTCCCATCGGCGAAGCTTGAGTATCTCCGACGTCTAAAGTCCGCATGCGGCTGGTAATAAGTTCGGTATCATTAGAATCAAGAGGGCTGCCCTGTTCTATTTTTGCCATCAGTGCTTGCATATCCGGATTTGCAATATATTGAGATCGCCCTTGCCTATCTGTCGGACTACTTTCTTGATTTATCTGACTAGCGAACGCGGTGCGCATATCACTGATGCCTCCCCAGATGTCTTCAGTCTGATCTTCTAACGCGGTGCGGAGATATCTAAAATCTTGCCCTCCGAATGCGCCCTGAATATCCTCTTGACTTATTTCCAATCCGCGAAGAAACTGTTCAGCAGCCGCTTCCGGACTTTCAGCTTGACCGAAGGTATCTAAAATTGTGTTTCGACGTTCGATTGCTGCATCATAACGCTGCCAATCTCGCGCTTGCGGGGTAAGCTCTGCTCTACGCGAAAAGACTTGCTGGCTCCCGCCAGATCCTCCACCGCCTCCACCACGGGATATTCTAAATCTCTCCAAATCTGGTTCTGCTGGAGGTCGCTCGGCCGGTAATTCCGGCCTATAATCCTCAATCTCCGATTCGCTGGGAGGATCTGCCATAGCAATTGCATCGCCACCAGATGTTTCTTCTGCTTCGAACTCTTCTGTCTCGCCAACTTCTTCGCTAAGCACTTCTTCATCGGCAGGATTTCGTTGATCTGCCTGATTCCTTGCTCTCGGCGGCATGCTAGCGCTACGAGCGCTTCTGGGATTTGTACTAGCTATCGAAGTTTCCATCAGTTTCTTGTGGATTAATTCTTCAAGCTGTTTTCTTGTTAATTTACTCATCTCTATAAATAGGCCTGTTAAATAGAAAAAGTTTATCTAATCTTCTGGGAACAGGTTTTTGTATGCGATCATCGACAACAGCACCACAACTACGAACTCGGCACTAAATAGCCACCAAAAAAATAGCCATATAGCTATCCATACGAGTTTGGCACCGAAAGGGGTGAACAATAGCGAACCCATGCCGCCTCCTGTTATAATTTAATTGTATCCGATATCAATGATTTCTTCAACTGGCATCAGAAATATTTTTGAACTACTGTCCGTAACATAAACCTTTCCGGGAATATCAGTCTCTTTCGACAAAACCAATACTTCAGAACCACGTTGAACTCTAACCATTTTTCTGTCTTGGGGGCTAAAATACCAAGCATCACCAGAACCACTAACAACCTGATAAGGTGTTGGCTCTTTTGTAGCTTTTGAAGCACTCGATTGAACTAAAAGCATCTCTTTGAGAAGCTCTTCTATGTCAATTGAACCGGAAGCTGAGTTTGACAACATTTACACTCCTAATAAAATGTGAGGTAAGCCTCATAAGTAACTAGAGGCCAACTTATACTAATCTTCTGTTTTTTCTGAAAGAAGTTCCAAATTTGATTCAGTATACCAGTCTTCATTACATGTTTTAAACTTATACACACGATGAATCGTTCGTATTATGTTCGATGAGAAATTCGGGCCCCTCTCGGGTTCACTATCATAGCGCCATGTCTTGGACTCTAAGACAACTCCGGAACCGGCGTCTTTGACGATATCATCATCATACAAGTCGTACCACCATACAAGATCGCCCTTGTTCATCAAGCCACTCCCTTCTATTAAGTAGTAGCCTTGCAATTTCAGTACCTGTAGTCGACTTTTCGGACCGATCCCCACGCGCGACGGGCCGGCCGCTCGACATTATCTTCGTGAATGTAAAGCGCATTGCCAATTTTCGCGGCAGAAATTTTTCCTTGACGTATCCATCTACGCACAGTGTCTTCACAGACGTCAAGTTTGTGCGCAACTTCCGAAGGATGTAGGTAATCCTTGTAGGGAGAAGCCAAAAACGGCGCCGAATTTTTTTGCGAGAATTTTTTTCTGTCGTTTGAGGGCTTTAAAGTGGGTTTCTTATCTTCACTATCACTACCTTTAGACAGGTTGAGCCTTGCATCGAGCGGTCTAAGGTTATTTAAACTCCAACATTCAGCGAATTTAGGGTCGTCGACGCTTGTATATTTAAAAGCAGAGCGAGGCTTAATGTGATCTATTTGCCATGTAAAGCCTTCTCCTTCCTTTTTAACCCTTCCGTGGTTATCCCAATTCATTTCATCGGTAAATTGCGACTCGATATGCTTGATAAGAGCAGCACAGTCATACCCGCACTTCTCTTTAAGCGCTTTCCAGCTATCTCTTACCGCTAAGCGGAAGTACCGATCCTTCGTATTTTTCTTGATATCGCCCTTAATGGCATTTGCAACAAGGATCCTAAACTTGACATTCGGATCTTTCCAACGCTCCTTCTGCCTTCTACTAAGCTCTTCTGTTCGCTCACGTTGGTGTTGCCTCTCCATATCATAATCAGAAGATATGTTTTTGCTACGTTCTATAGCCGTGAACATTTCGTTCAATCGCCGCTCCTCATCAGTGAGGGTTTGAGAAGGTGTGTGTTCCTTTATGACAAACGGCTTCTCTTGCACACCGTCTTCATCGATGTAATAAACTCCGCTAAACGTAACATACGGCACCAAACCGTGGTTAACCCACTTAAGAACAGTGGTTACTGAGACTCCATGAAGCGCAGCTACCTGTTGCATGGTCAGCCTACCCGTAGTAGCCTCTACTCGGGCGACCTCCCTCGCCTCTCTTTCAGCAGCCCTAGCTTCCCGTACAGCGGCTCTCTCGGCTCTCTTGGCATCCATACCCTCTTGGAACTCGTCTAACGATTCTACGCTATATAGAAAGCATTTATTTCTCTGACCATGCGTCTGTTGCCATTCCATGCTGGGTACTATCTCTCTTTTAAGAACATACCAGTCAAATGTACCCTCCGCCATGGATATGTACTCTGCTGCATCTACCTTTTTTAGAAATCCTTCTGGAATCGGTGTTTCTAAATACTCCTCCTCGATCTGTTTGGCCTGTTCTGGGCTGTAGAACGACTTCTTACCGCTCCACAACACAATTTTGGGTCTTATTCCAAGCTTTTTGGCCCTGTGGAACACTCCTGTCGGGTGAATCCCCAAGTGATCGCCAAGATCTGTCGCTGTTAGCCAATTTTGGCTGTACCATTCGTACTCTTCTCGCCTCTTTTTCCTTTCGGCCTCTCGCTTTGGCGTTAGACTACCCCAATTTGGGTTCTTCTTCACATATTTGTGCTTTCCGTTTTTGTAGTGCCACAAATCCATGCATCTTTCACTGCAATACTTCTTCTTTGGCCCTCGGCTCGTCTTCTTGGGCGGAATCGGACCGCCACATTCTCTGCATTCTGCCATTATATCCTCGATTTTTTACTTTGCAAAATTTTTGGGGCTTCACTTACTGTCATATCTTTTAGCCCTCACATATAAATATAACCTATCCTACGAAATTTGTCAAATATTTTCTGAAAAATGAAGATCTACGTTTTTTTCATAGCGATCACACGTTGATCTAGTCGTCGCTTGAAACCCCAATGATTACAGGTACTTACATTCCGGGAGAGGGGAGGGGGGGTAGTGTATGTGCTTGTTATTACTATGCTTTTGTGTAGCATATATAAATGTATACGCTTTATATGTGTCACTGGTTACATAGGTTACACCTACCTTATGCTTGTGTCCCTTTATGTGTTGCTTGTATCACCTGTGTTACATGTGTTGTATGTATTATTGTGTATCATTATTTATTTTATTACCCTCGCTCATCTTTCGTATCCTCCTGCAACGTCAAGAGCAAACCCTATGTAGCACATGATGTATACAATGATACACATAAAGACACATGCTAGTGCGTCACTGATATGGTCGTTATAACCTGCGCTCTCGTCTGTCGCATTTGTAGCATCATTGTTGTTACGCTGATACATTTATATTCTCCTCGGCCCTCGGCCTTGTCATGTCCACCCTTGTCGCACTTGTAGCATGCCTTGTGTGACATTTATGTGACAAAGGTTTAACTTGAGCAGCGTATACCTTTTGATACGCTTCCCCAGCTAACCGTATATGTTTTGACACGTTGACACAGTGGTGCATCGTGTATATACTAGATCATCCCCTCATTTTGTTACCTCTTCGCTCACTTTATAGAAAGGTTTAACTTGCTTTGTCCTAACCCGATGAAACTCCACGGGCCTGATCCCTCCTAACCGTTCTGGGAAATGGTAACACCTTCATACCAGAATACCTTAATGTGTTCTGCAATAGTGTGTCTATTCTCCCATAGAAGTATCACAATCAATGCAGCAATAATCTTTTTAATCATTACTACCCTCTTCCTTATTCTCCTCGTCATTGTCTGCGAACGCTGCAGCAATCTCGGCCAAGTCTGCCTTGGTCATCTTCTTCTCTGCTTTGCGTCTTTTATTCTGTTCCCTCACCAAACTGTTGTATCGCTTGGCTTTGTGTTCAATGACATGCAGGTTTTCAATACCCATAGCGGTCCAGCGTTGGCGTGCTCCTTCTGTCGCCTTGTACGTTGCTGGCTTGGTCATCACAACTTCTGTCGCAACAATAGCGGGTTCACCCTTTTGAGGATCCCCGCGTCTAACGTCTGTTTTCGTTAAATAATACTTCATTATTACCCTCGACCCTTAAAATGGCACATCGGAGAACTCATGCAGTTCGGGCGTTGCTTCCCAGACCCTTGGATGCATGACAGTGTTAGCTACTCGCTTTGCTGCGCCTACATGCTGTGAAGTGGTCATAGAATGGAACATGCCAGCGGGCGCAGTGCAGTCCTTGACGATTGTTACACCGGACTCAAGCCTGATACCAATAACCACTGTGTAACTGTAAAGATAGATACCGTTTGTGGTCAGTGTACCTTTATGATTTCTGGCACTTCTACCCTCGGACCACTCTTGAATAACGGTCTGATTGGTTCCTCGCGTGTCTCTTGAGAAAATAGCCATGTTACACCCCACGAATGAGCGGGGCGCATGCTTCATAGCCAAGCACCGAAAAGGCGGCGACCCAAAGAGAACAAAACAAAATAGCTGCTGCAGTAGTAATCACAAAACCCTCCAAAGGTTTAAGTTGTGTTGTTTATTGCGTATCAATAGCGATGATACGCTCGTTGGTTTGAAAGTAAGGACGCTCCGCGTACTGCTTGGTCGTCATCCACATACGCTGGCATCGGCTAGCGATTGGCTTAGGGGCCATGAGGTCCGTCAGGACGATGTGACCGTCGAAGTTGCCCTCATTGACGTATCGGGTCGGAGCGTTGAAGCAAGTGCCTCCATAGCGAACACGGACCCACTTGCGGCGCTCTCCGCGCTTCCAGACGTGGACGTGATCCTCTGCAACCTCGGTGTCGAAAGGAACAACCGTAAACTCGGCAAGCTCGGCCAGCTTGTTCAACTCGGAGAAGAACGCGGCAAGCATGCCATCATCAACGGAACCAGACTGATCGATGCTGATCGCGATACGGGCCTGACGCCTGACGCGAGAACCCGCGTGAATGTAGGGGTAACGCTTGTTCAAACGCTTGACCGTGCGAGTACGGTTAGACCGTTGAGAAGTTTTAATGAAGTAGCGGAGCACCTTGCGCCAGTCGATGCGGGTCGCGATGCGCTCAAGGATGTCTTGACGGCACGAGGAGCTAACAGAACCCCAGCTATTGGCCTTCTGAGCCTCTTCAGCGGCTTTCTTGACCGAATCCTTAAGACGCTCCTTCGCGATGTCTTGAGCGGTCCCTGAACCCTCTCCCCAGCCGCTGTGGTCATCAAAGCTATCGCCCATTTGATCGGACGGGTCGCCGGATCCGCCACCTTCACCGTCGCCCTCCTGCTCGTCCTGCTCCTCTGCCTTCTTCTTCAGTGCGGCAAAGTAGAACTCGGCAGACTTGCCCAACTCCATATCGGCGAACGGGCCTTGACCGGGCATACAGCACTGTTCGGGCAACTCGCCCACAAGGTGACTGTTGATCGCGAGGTCTGTGGCGATGTTCCACATTTTAGACATACCAGCCTCGGGCAACCGTCCAGTGACGTGCTCAAAAACAAGGTGGTAGAACTCATGCTTAAGGACGCCCGCACGCTGCACGTCGGTCAACTCCTCAAAGAAAGCAGGATTATAAAGCATTTCAAAGTGACCATCATCGGTCACGCGCACACCGGCAGTCGGGATCGCGCTGGACTTGCGCTTATTGATCCGGCGCGAGAGCGCGGCAAAGAAGGGCTCGTTCATAAGCAGACGCGCAGTGTGCTTGTTGAGGTCGAAGGTCGAAGGCTGGTCGGTCATAGAAATCTCCTTACTACACATATAATATAGCACGCTGGAGCGAAAAAATCAAGGGCAAAGTTGTCAAGAGAATGTCAAGAAAGGTTTAAGTCCCCCGACAAGCGGGGGACGTTCAAGGTTTAACTTGCTGCCTCGCCGGTCAGAAGCTCAACGAGGTATCCAGACACGGAGCGACCATCGGACGCAGTGGACTGGTGGAGATCGACAGTGTTCTGGATCTCGCCGTTACCCATGACGGTCCACAGCTTCATAGCAACTTCAGAAGGCAGCGTGACGAAGAAATCAGCGAGGTTCTGAATCTGCTCGGAAGGCAGGTGATCCGCGAAAGTCTCGGTTGCCTCCATCTTTTCGACCAAAGCACTGTGCTCGTTGATCGTGAACTCGGAGGTACGGTCAATCTCACCCTTGACCAAAATATCCTCGACAGTGACCTGACGGGAATAGTTCTCAACGAAGTCCTTGAACGCAACGCCAGCTTCAAAGCCGACAAACGCGCAAGTCAGGTTGTAGAGCAGACCGAGATCGGCACCCTCTTCAAAGAGAGCCGCACCAGTCGCAGCCTGATTGAGCCGATCCCACGAACGACGGGAAGGGTAAACCTTGTTCGGCTCAAAGTCGCCAGCGTGCTCAAGGTGGTTCCGATTGTTGTTGATGAAGTCCCAAACGACGCCATCGACGTTAGACTTCGCCCACTCAAGCCAATCCTCATGGGAAGGCTCAACGTCGAAGACCGTGTAGCGGTCAAGCTCTGCCGGGTCCATTTCGCCGACCTGATATTGAGCGCCATGTTCGCCACCGTTGACGGCTGCGATGATGATCGTGTCCTCATGGAGCGAGAACCCAGCCAGCTTGCGGCTATCGGTCAACTCGAAAATGCCCTGACGGACCTCGACCGTCGCACGGTCAACCTCATCCAGAAAGAGCACAACAGGAGTCTCGCACGCGGTCTTAAACCAGACAGGCGGGTTCCATCGGGTGGTCGCGCCATCGGTAGACGGAAGGCCGAGAAGATCGCCCTCGGTCATTTGCGAAGCTCGACGCTCCACAACGGGGAGATCGAGATCGCCTGCAAGCTGATAAACAACCTGTGATTTACCGACACCGTGACGACCGCGCAAGAGCACGGGGAAGCGGGCAGCAGTGACATGAGGAACGACAGAACGGAAAGTGGCGAAATCGACAGCCATGATAGGACTCCTAGGTCAAGGCGAGGGTTCATCCCTCGCTCACATTATAAATATAGCACGGTGGGGGTAAAAGGTCAAGGATTATCTTGTCAAGTAAATGTCAAGAGAGGTTTAACTTACAAGTTCAAAGGAATCGGCGCGGTCACTAAACTCGGTAATCGAGGTTGTAGCGCCAGTTTGGGAAGGTTTAAGAAGTTTAATCCTGAAGCCGCCCCAGTCGCCATCCCACATGAAATGATCGGTCACTAGACCTTCGCCGTGGTGCTGGTGGCGCACAAGCGATCCTACGCCGATGCGCTTAGGGGCCTCAGAAGCCAGTTCTACGGCTTCGCTGCGCTCGATAGGCTCACCATTCAGGAAGACCGTATCAGAGGCATCAGAAGCGTTCTCAAGCTGAATAACGCCGAAAGGCTCGGTGTCCTCTCCGTCGCCTACGAATACAAAGTCATCCCAGTCGAGGATGAGATCAATCGCGTTGCAGGCTGCGTGACCGGCCTCGGTCAGATCCCATTCGGGCGGGTGAATGTGCGTTCGCACGGCAAGCCCAGCCAGCACAAGCATATCCATGTGAGCGCGAATAGGATCAAACTCACCCATGTGCATGAGTGAGTGCCATTCGTCCTCGGTCAGCTTGAGGGCGCGAAGGTCAGAAGTGGTCGGCGTGTCAGTCATCGGATAGCTCCTTGCTCGATTACCCCTGTATTATCCCACAGGGGAGAGGAAAAGTCAATAGCGAAGTTGTCAAGAGAATGTCAAGAAAGGTTTAACCTTCCTGTCCTTCTATTTCGGGCTGTCGCTGCCACCAGTAGTAGTCGCGGGCAACCCCAGTTTCAAAGAGTTCGACCACTTGGCCCATGGTCTTGGAGTCGAGTTCCGATGCATCGAGCCATCCAGCGGGAGGCTGCACGTCCTCTACTCGACCAGCAAGCTCAACGCGATTCCAGCTAGGATCGTAGCCTGTAACGCAGTTAGGAAGCATAATCTGAACGATGCGGCTATCATTCATGCGGAGCACTGTGACACATTCGGGGCCACCCTGACCCTGACTGCCCCATGTCCGTTGGTGGATCGCTTCCCAGTCCACGGACTTGACAATCATCGGGACCGTGCGGGTCTTGTACTCGCCATCCTCCCAATCCTTTGACACGGTAGTCAAGAGCGAGCCGGGTCCGAAACCATGCTCGCGCATGCGTTCAATGAGGGTCGAGCGCGATGCTGCAGTCAACGTGCGATAGTTCTGTTTGTCAGTCTTCATCGACGGACAAGTGCGACGAGTGTGACCCGGCTCGCCGCAGTATGAGCACTTGCGGCCTCCGTAGGTCGCCCGACGCTTGCGGGTGCTCTCACCAGTGAGAGGGTCAGACCCCTGACGCTTGGCTAGCATTTGACGGGTGCGCTTATGAGTATAGTTGTCATCATCATACCCCGCAGTCTCGATGCGACTCCATTGTGTAGCAAGTTGCTCGGTCAGCTTCTCGCAGCCAGCCCGATTGTGGCCTCGCTCGTAACAGTGACCGCATCGAATAGTTCCAGAATAGTTACCCATGTAAAATCTCCAAAGTCAGGGGGTTCAACTCGTTCTTACCCTTATAATATAGCCGATATGAGTGAGGAAGTCAAGGTTAAAGTTGTAAAGAGAATGTCAAGAGAGGTTTGATTTACCAGTCCACCGGATCATTCATGAAGTCAGGATCGCGTGGTGTGGCTGTACCTTTCATCATGCGCTTAACCTGCTCTTCCCGGCGTTGTGCGGCCATTGAGGAACCTTTAACTTGCTCGCGGGCGTCAATGCCTGCCTGCACGAATGAAAGGGCAGCATCCGGCTCTGAGAGCGTTTGGCCCATAAGGTCTGTGGGATCGTCTCGGTCGGCTAGCCAGTCGTCATCGCGTCGATTGACAGCCTCAAACAAGTCAAACTCGATCTCTTCAAGTTCGTCGGCAAGATCGGCTTGCTCCATGTCACCAGAAATCGAGTGCTTTTCGCGGAGCTTGTTGGCTGTCAGCTTAAGCGCGTTCATAATGTGGATAATCTCAATGTCGGTCAGTTCTACTTTCATGTGTTTTCTCAAAAGTTCAAAGGTTTAAGTTGAAGGGGGTGCGGCCCCACCGATGATCGCTGTCCTTACCGCGTCTTCCTCGCCAGCCTTGTTTCGACTCCCTCTCGGGTTCACGTCCTCATCCCGCAAAGGGACTGGTGGAGCGCAGTGGATTCACTCAAGGCATTGAATCCCACCTTTAGTTATATATGTGGTGGGGCCGCACTGGTTATTTAAGTCCTCTCGCAGCTTTAATGTGTCGCTCCTCGACAATGATCGGCCTTGCCGATCCGATGGGCAGCACCTTGTAACGCTTGACTCCTCGGGCTGCACTGACGACAGGAGCGGCATCGGTCTGGATGACAACGCAAGGCTTGTTTCCGGCCCCGCTACGGCATGCCCACGGTGCGCTGGAGCGCATCGCGACGAATGACCCGACCGCGTACTTAGGCGCGGCGAAATGGGCATCCAAGACCTTCTGTGCATACTTGTTCTCGGTGATAGACCTGTACTGCCGCTGGGACGGCACGAAGTCAGGGTTTTCAAGAATCTTGTTAACCAGATCGCGGAAGTAGCCTCCGCTCTCCCGGTAGTATCGAGCCGCGACCATCGCACGCAAACGCTTGTCGTCATCATAATCAAGATGCCATGTCTGTCGTGCTGCGATTGCTTCATCACTGTTTTCTCGCTCGATCTTTTCAAGCATTGTAATCTGCTTGTCGGAGAGATTGCGCCCTCCTTGAACTTGTTGGGATAGACTCATCACGAATCCGCTTGCCCATTTGTTGCCCTCCACGCGGGGCAGAAGGCCGCTCAATCGCTTGAGCATCGGCCCGCCGCGCTCTGCAGCCTCGGCTAGCCTCTCGGCACTGTAACGCTCCTCAAGCTGCTTAAAACACCGCACACGCCCAGAGGTCAGGCGACCTTTGCGCTGGTAGAAGTCTCGCAGACTTTCGCAGAATCTCCGGTCGCTACTGGATAGCGGGCGGGCGAGAAGGGCAGCGAAGCGGTCGGCGTAGGTCACACGGGGCATGGGATCTCCTTGATTACCCCTGTATTATCTCACAGGGAAGAGAGAAAGTCAAGTCTAAAATGTCAGGGAAATGTCAAATCGTGAAATCAATGATTGCAACCCCTCTTTCGGGCTGCTCGTCTTCTTCGATCCGGCGTGGTGGCCACTCATGGTCGCGAGGATCACCGGGTGAAGGCTCGGGTGCATACAGTCGCAAAGCTGGGCGCTCGGGCTGTTGCTCTTCGCGCATGCGCTCAAGAATCTTGTCAAGTGGAATCACGGGTTGCATGGTATCTCTCCTTGTTACCCCTATAATATATAGTCTTTCAGGCCCAAAGTCAAGGATTTTCTTGTAAAGAGGTTGTCAACTGGTTCAAGAACTCGTCGGGACACCACTGGGTGACGCTCTTATGCGGAAAGCAAATAAGGTACGCACGCCTTTCGGTGGAAACCTTTAATATGATACCGGGAGGTTGAGCAAGGCCATTCCTCCAAGTCACCAAGTCACCAACCTTAAACTTCAATCTTCTTTTCCTCAATATGGCGACATTTGCGACGGAACGAGTAGCCGGGACATGAGCAGGACCAGACACCCTCAGACAGCCTCACAGCGTACTTGTTGCCTTTGCTACCCTGTACCTCCCATGACTGACACGGAGCCGTCACAGGGGCTTTGCGGGCCTCACAGACCATATATCGAGGCAAATCGTCGAACACGGTGGACATCGGTACTTCGATCCAGACGTTGCCGCTGATCGCATATCGCTTGCCTCCGATAGTCGAGAGACACGGCGGCCAGACAACCTCGACGGGTGCAGCTTCAAGGTTTAACTTCATCCGGTCACCGTCGTTTTCATGATCTCGCACTCGTAGATGTGGTGATCCCACGTCTTCTCGCACCATCCGGCATAGACTCGATAAAGTTGTTCACGATTCATCTTCTGCATCTTTCCAATATCCCATTCGGGAGGTTGAACCTCGTCTTCTTTCAGTGCTGCTTCGACTGCGGAAACATTACTGTATCTTCTCGGTTCGCTAAATATGTTCTTCGCGTCCTCTTCGTCTTCTACTCCAAGGTACTGCAGCACGTCTTCAATCGCGGTCAGGATCGCGCCCTTCTCCGTCAAGTGCGTACTGCAAGCCATTTCGCCATCGTAGCGAACCATAAAAACCCAAATCGGCATCATTCCTCTCTCCCTTCTTCGACCTTGTTAGCTCCCTTGCTAACAAGGTTTAACTTCCAAGGGGCGAAATACTCGCCCGTATGAATCTTAATCATTTTGCAGCCGATGGACGCATCGGCAACGTACAATATCAACGCAGTCTCACCAGTGCGTTTAATCCTGACTAGATCGCCCACCTTCCAAGGTCTAGGATCTTGCACTGATCACCTCCAGAAACCGCATCGAATGGTTCCAAACTTCGCCATCGTCCCAGAATACCAGCACTTCTTTTGAATCTCCGATTTCTTCGGGATCGATGGCTATGATGATGCCTGTATTACTCCCGGCATGCGACTGTGTTACCAGATCACCGACTTTCATGCTGTCACCTCTCGCATGTGCTTCAGCAGGCCGCGATCAATGATCGTCGGGCTTGTGTTCCCAACCATCAAAACCCTGTGGTTCTCGATGGTCACGCCATCGTCTCGACGGATGAAGGCTTCGCCCAAATAAATCGCCAACCGGCCATTCACGGTTGTTGTGTGACCGTTGATACGGTCAAACCTGTATAGACTACCGACTTGCATTGATGACCTCCACGCGATGCGCCATAATCCAACTTGTGCGCCCGTCGAACCAGTGTATAATAGGCTGCAAACCCTCATAACTGAGATCCTGCCAGCCCACAATAATACCCAGCAGGCCGCCCTCAGAGTTACGGTTCCTCACCAAATCACCGACTTGCATTGATTACCTCCAAGTCTCTCCCCAAATAACGACGGTTCTGCCCCCATGCAAAATCACCTCCAATAAGCTGCAGTATGTGAATCTTCTCGCCCGACGCAGTATCATAGTCTCCACGGGTTTCATGCGAGGACATGATTAGACCCAATGTCCCAACAGGCACGCCGATGGATGCGCGTGTAACTTTAACGAGATCACCGACAGTCACTTATCACCTCGATGTCGAGAGGGTTAGCATAAAGCCGATAGTTACCTTTAATAGACTCAACAAGTGCGACTCGATTGTGTTCGTCTTCCTTGATCTCGATGATAACACCGATGACAGGCTCTCGGCCATGAGTGCGCTTCACACTTACTAGATTACCGACTTTCATTGACGACCTCCATACGTGACATAAGCCTCGTGGCGATAAGCTCGCCGGATGTGAGCAGGATAGCCCACATGCCACGCTCGGTCAGCGGGATCTTTGTAACGATACCCACTTGACCCTGATAGCCCATGAAGGGCTCCGCTATCCTTACCAAATCGCCAACCTTAATCATATCTCTCCCTGATTACCCATATAATATAGCATGGGCGAGCATGGAAGTCAAGCGGATCTTGTCAAGAAGATGTCAAAGGTTTAAGATAACCTTCATGTTCGACCGTGATTCTCTGATCGGCCCACATGACTCGGTAGCGTCGGGTGCTCACGCCAGACACGTCTTCCACGATCACACCGGGATTTGCATAGTCGTCCCGCTGCATCACCCATGAGTTAGTTTCAAACTTGACCAGATCGCCGACTTGCACTGATTACCTCCAGTTCCCACGGGCGAACCCATATCTTGCGCTCTGGGAAAGCGTTGAATATGATACGGAATAGCGGGCCGTCATGCTGCAAAGCCTTTGCTGCCACCATGCCAATACCGTAGCTACAAGTTACTATATCACCGACTTTCATTGATCACCTTCAAGTTTTCTTCTCTAACGATCTCACTCACGCCGGTTGACCACAGAATCGTCCACCGCGCATTGGCACCCTCGATGAGAGCGATGCCCACACCAGCGTCTACCGCGTTGCGTCTATACTTTACCAGATCACCGACTTTCACGCACTAGCTCGCTTGGCCTTGCTTTCGGCCAACATCTTACTTACCCACTCGCCATCGAACTCGGCTGCATACTTGTCGCGGAGAACAAGCAGACTTTCTCCGTTCTTGACCTCACTCTTCAGCTTATAGCCGGGAATCAAGAACTCTGTACCGACAGGAGCGCCGATGAAGCACTCGCAAATCGCATAAGGCACGGACTTCCATCGGTATTTCCACTCACCAGTCTTCTTGTCCTGCCATGAACGCTTGAAGCGCCGAAACTGCATGTCTACAACACGCGCCTGAATGGTGGTGTCGCTTGTGCGAATGATTACGAGATCGTCTTTCGTGAGATAGGCCATGTGTACTCTCCTTGGTTACTCATATAATATAGCACCTGCGAGGGTCGAAGTCAATAGCAAAGTTGTCAAGAGAATGTCAGGAGTAAAAGACTCCAACATGACCAATAGGAACCTTTAATATCACAAGTCGCCATCCCATAAACTTAAGTGGCAGCTTGTCAGTCAAGGACTTGTCTAAATGATCGTCGGTGTTGTGACATTCGACGATGGCGCGAACCACCGATCCTCCACCGTCTGAATGAAAGTCTACGGTAAAGGCTTCGGGCCAGTCCTCGGCTAAAATAGCCATCAACGCTTTCTTCACCTCGTCCTGCGATACCTTCTCTCCTGAAAATGCTAAGTTAGCCATTCTGTTCCTTCTTTGAAATAATGTTTATATTGCTAAGATCCCACCAATGATCTGGTGGATCTTTAATGAATCGAATCCACTCGCCTTTCGCGTCACACTTGTACTCGACAACGATCTGAATCCCTTTGATGTTCTCACCAGTAGCGAGAGCGCCGATCATCGATCCTGCTTGCGGTATTGTATACTTCATGTTATGATCCTGTTATCAACCTTTAACTTTAATACTCGATACCGACTGACGGGTGAATGTCAAAGGCATAACCACGCTGTTCAATATCCTCGTACTCTTCGCCAGTACGTACAAAGCGATAATGCTCGCATCCCTCGCCCAGTTCTTCTGCTTCGTCGCAGTCCATGTGGCTCATGAAGGACTCGATAGCGTCGATCTCCTTATAGCCCTCGTACCACTTAATGCTGTCGAAACGAAACATGACCGACCCTTCTTCGCCTTGGAAGTCTTCGGTACGATCCGCATGTGGTCCGAAACAAAGTTCCATAGCAGCCGGTGTTTTACCGAGAAAGTGCATAAGATACGGTCGAGCCTCTTTGCTGACCGCGAGAATAGCTGTTGAACGATAGCCCATGTTTAAGCCTCCAATGCTTCGCTAAGTTTAGTTGATAGTTCATTCATCCTCTCAATCTCGCTCTCAATCTCGACGGCATCGCCAAACATGGCGCAGTCCATCAGGTCATCAATGCGATTGTTAACGCAGTCGATCAGGTCAACGATTTCATCTTCTGTCAAGTTCACTGTATACTCCTTGCTGATTACCCCTATAATATAGCACCCCTGACCGGGAAAGTCAAGGGTGCAGTTGTCAAGTAAATGTCAAGACTCGTCGGGCTTATCGAACAGGTCTTCGGGACTACCTTCATAATGATTTGGCGTCATTGACTTGAGAACCTGTGCTGTTCTCGCTCGACTGATCCTGTTGGCATCGCGACCGCCACAGTCCAAGCATGTGCGGTAGCCTAGGGCTAGTCGCTTATCGTTATATTCTTCTTCACATTTAATACAAGTTGCCATCTTGTTTCTCCTGTCGGCTAAGGTTTAACTTCTCGTAATAGTAATGGGGATCCTCAAAAATGAACCCAGCTTGATGTAATAGTCTGTATACTGGATAGTCTTGAGAAATCCAGCCTTTCATTGAGCGAACGTCTTGTGGAAGGTCTTTTATCTCCAACAATAGGCAGACTCCGTGCGGAGGTCGCAACTGCCATAGCAGATCGCCGGGAAGTATGGTTACATTTAGCTGCACCCACTGACTACCTCTAGGTCCGTTTGCGGCACACCACGCAGCTCATCGCCAAGCAAGATTCGGGCGAAAGGCTCGGGTTCAATCTCTCCCCAACGCACCATCTTTCCCATTTTGTCGGTGCGCCATATCTTGCTTTCATAAACCTCCGTAACAACGCAGATTTTTCCGCACCATCTTACCAAGTCACCGATCTTCACTGTTTGTTACCTCCTGCAAGATGACTCCGCGATGAAATCCTCCGCGCTCCTCTTGTTTGCTTTGCGCCGTGCTGACCACGGTATCAAAATCCAAGCCATTTAATAAACAAAAGGCTTTTAGAACCTCTAACATGTCTGCAGCCTCTTCATAAGATGGATCCACAATAAACTCATTCACCTCTTCGATCATCTTGACTCTAAGAAAGACAAGGTGTTCATCGACCCCGTGAACCGTGCGACTGTTGCATGTGCCTCCTTCCTCCTCGATGATGCGAGGGATTAAATCTCTAACTAACTTTATGTCTCTAACTAACCGCACTGATTACCTCCAGCCACTTCACAGGCTCCCATGATCTTTCATTATCTTGAATCCAGTGAACCCTAACACGCTTATGGCTTGTGCCTCGGTTGATGCCATCATGCTTTGTTTGCAGCACGACGGCAATAGGTACAGGCTCATCCTTCAGCAGCTTCTGATCAGGCATAATAACGAGATCACCGACTTTCATACTTCTCCCTTAATATCCAAAAACATATCCAAATAACCATTATTGCCAAGACTTCAAGCGGCATGCACAACCCTTAACTGATCTCTTCTCCACCACCCAATAGGGTCGCTGCGCGAAGCCCACTTGATTCGACACTCAATACCTCGGCAATCTAAAACAAGGCCGATACACTTGAGTCCTCGCTGCTCGTCATAGAGCGCCACAACGAGATCGCCCACACTCGGCGCACCACTATGCTTCATTGAGTGCCTCCAGATAATCAGAATGGAAAACCCTCTGCTCACCGTTAAACAAGACCCTAAAGAAGCTAAATCCCTCATCCTTAATGATAACGCCGGATGCAGTGAACGCCTCTTCTGGGTAACTATTCCAATCAATCCAAACCAAATCACCGACTTTCATTTAACTTCTCCGCTCGCCAGTTACTAAAACTTTCTGGACTCATACCACCGACAACGCTTTCAAGCTGCTCGTCACTAAGTACGCTACTGATCACTTCAAGCCGGTCGAGGTCAAAGTCCGAAACCGTCGCCGGTCCATGAAACTTGTAGTGTTCGCTGTGAACGGCATAGTGAACAGGCTTGATCCACTTGACGCGAACATGTGAAGGTTTATTATGCGAAGTCACCATACCCACAGCATTGTGAAACTCATGATAGTTGCCAACAGGCAAGAACCGAACGAGTGCTCCGATCAGCTTCTTATGCATGGACTCTCCCACGGCATGCCTTCTTGTTCGCTGCCTTCTTTCGATCCCTCATCGGACCACCGCGACGACGACGGGCATGAAGCGCCAGCCAGTTGCGAGGTTTGATGGTTTTGATTTTCTTCTTAGCCATTGGTTTTCTCCGCCGGAAGGTTTAACTTGCCGCTGCGACACTAGCAGCGAGCATCCAGAACACGCACACACACAGGTATGCAGTGAATAGTGGATCGGTTTTTGGTTCTTCGTTGTGTTTCATATCAGTGCCTTTGCGCGTTTCTCCTGCCAAATCTTATCAGCATACTCTTTGTTGAATCTAAGACTGTTAATGTCTACCTTGGCGTCAGCCTTTTGAGCGTCTGTAATATGTTTCGCATATGCACGGATCATCTTTATAAACTCGATCCGACCGAAACGAATCTCCGTTGGAGTCATCGCACGCAAGCGTTGGTTGAGATACTGCATTGAAAGATGATCAACGATCTTGAAGGCATTACGCATGCCCTCTTCATCATCGGTGTCGAATACGATTACAGTCTTCATCAGGCTTGCGCTGCTCCGTCTGCTTCCAGCCATGCGATAGCATAGGTTTCCAGTAGAATAGAAACCATTTCACGATTTTCTTCTGGCTGTAGTTGAAGTTTCTTCTGCGCCTCGATTACCTGCGAGGCAAAGGCGACAGATGTTACAATGCATTCGCATGCGATAGCTGCATTATCAAAAGGTGTATCAAGTTCCATGTTTGCTTTCTCCTGCTTACCCATATAATATACTCACCAAACGCTCATTCGTCAAGTGGTTTCCTGTCAAGAAAATGTCAAGCCGCTTCGGACAAGACAAAGTTCTCAACACGATCTTCCACAACGCCAACGCCATCGACAAGGACGTGAACCAGACCATTGGCCATGGCCACGATTCGACCTCGATAATCACACACAAAGTGTTGAACAATAGTACCGATTTCCATGATTTTCTCCAGTAGTTTAGAAATAAATAGCGGGATAGCCTAGGATTAGGATCCGCAGAGTTTGGCGCAACGCCCGTTTAATCTTCTCTCTTCTCATCTTCGTTCCTTTCGACCCTTTCGACCCTTTCGACCTTTACCAAGAACATTTCGTGAAACCTTAGAGTTTCACCGTTCGTCATCCATACGTTAAACACGCCGACAGGCACCTTTTCATCATTCCATGCCTCTTCGCAAACCTGACTCACAATCAGACCAGTGCGTGAGGGAGGCATCCTTGAATCGTGTGTGTCCTCGGTGACTCGCACCAAATCGCCAATGTTCAACTTCCGTTTCATACAAATAATATACTCTACAGTGAGCGCAAAGTCAAGGAAAACTTTGTCAAGTAAATGTCAACAGGCTTCCAGTCGCGGAATGCCGGGAGGAAGTTCCCCCGACACCATGCCGCCATGCTTTGCGATAACGAGCGAAACACGTCCAGCAGGCACCCACGCATACACGGTATCGGTCGGCTCACTGGGATTCTCTGCCCACTCCATCAGCAACTCTTCCTCCTCGCTAGGAAAGCCGATCTCGACCTCCGTGTACTGCTCTGCATGCTCCTGACGAGGATGACAATAAGCGGTGCCATTGGCCTGCACGCTCATGGAGAACCCATCAGCGCACACCACGGTTTTGTTAAGTTTCTTTCTCACTTGGTTGGTTCCCCGCATGTAATACTGGTTGTAACGCTACCAAAGACGATGTAGAACTTATCACCGAGTGTGGTACAGGTGTGCGGAAAGACAATATCGCTGAAGGTGTTGATTAGTCCTTCGGGCTGACCATCCAAATGAACCTTGACCCATCCCCCGTGGAGGTCAGATCCGCCCATTGAATCGACAACCGTACCTGTAACTACGCGCACTGGCTGTGTCGTTGCGGTAGCTGGCACTTCGACCGCTGTTGGGGGTTCATCTGCGTATGCTGCTGCTGCCATCAGCGTTGCGATTGTCATAATCATTGTTCTATGCATGTTTATCTCCTTACTTCTTTGCTTTTTTGACCATCTTAAGGTCTTTGCGGTGAAAATACTTCACCCAGTTATCTCGACCTTGTGGATTGAACTCGCAGTTATCAATCCATGCAACCGAATACTTCATTTGCTTCTCCCACGAATGTGTGGGCTCGACTTTTGCGATAACCAGCCCAATCAACGGGCCACGAAATCCTCCGTTATATTTTCGCTGGGCTATGCACTTACCCATATAGTTAATGCGCTTACCATAAGATGAAAGCGTTACCAAATCTCCAACCTTCAAGGCTTCCTCCTGTTTACCCTAATAATATAGCTCATCACGACCCGCCTGTCAATGGAAAAGTTGTCAGCAACATGTCAAGAGTCTTCGTCATCTTCTGCGATTCCGTATAGTATGGTTCCAAAGTCATGCATAGTTACGCCCATGCCTGCCGGAAGATACATGGGAGTTTGTATTTGCGTTGTCACCCATATTGCCTCTTCTAGTTCTTCGTCACCATTGATTAAGCCCGGAAATATATCGAACACGATCACATCTTGTTTAATCTTGTCTTCAACCCTCTTGACGATTCTCTCGCTTTTCTCGGGGTATGTGTAGTAAAACACTATCTGTCCGTTCTCATCTTCTGCCGTGTATTTGTAAACTTGTAGCCTTTCGCCGCTATTTTTTCCTAGTTCCATTTGCCTCTTCCGCTGCGCTCATCAGTGTAAGCTCAAAATCATTGTACCACTTCCAGCGATTTTTGTCAAACAAGTATATTAAATAGCTCGTTTTTTTTGATGAGCTAGCCACTACAATCCCGTAGCAGACTTCCACACCGCCACCAATGGACGGACACACCATTATTTCGACGTAATCGCCAATGTCATAAGCATCGGGGTTACTCTTCATGCTCCTTCTCCGTGGTTGGCAGGATCAGCAGACTAGCTCGCGATAGGACTTCAAACTCATCCTCCATCGAAAGGTAGCGAAACACCTTCTTTCCGGTCTTGCCTTGAATAGTCAACACCTTAATCCATGGCACCTCTTCATATCTTTGGTCCCAGAAGTTCTTGCGGTAATACTCGTCTACCAATGGGTCGTAGCTGTGACTATAGTATATGTTCCACATTATATCCTGCACTGTAGCTTCCGGCACCTTCACCTCTACGACTATTCCGACGTAGTGTTTAACCTTGTAGTCGCTTGGCGTATATGAGAACTCGGCTTCCTTCCACTTTATCATGTCGCCTACGAACACATCAGGCGGCTTCTCTTCTATCGTCTTGTCATCTCCCATCGACTTTACCAATGGGCTTTTCTGGTGCTCGGCTGACCAGTTCCATGCGATATTCTGCATCGTCAACGTGAGCAACAATCCAATCTCTCTTTTCGACACAATACGCGATGATAACGTCCGATGCGTTCTCCTTCGGATTGCCTTCTGCTATGTCTACCACGATGCCATAGTCGTATCTGAACTCGATTGGGTGGACAATGCCCGACGCACTTGCGCTGAATGCCTCGATTCCAGACTCCCAGCGTATGTAATCTCCGATTCGGAATCTCCTGATTGACACTCATTGGCACCTCGCATTGAAAAATTTTCCGCGAAGTTTCGCGCGGCGGTTCGAGAGAACCTTTAATTTAAGTAGTTCTACTCAACCTATACAAATCCATTTTCTTTCGCATAATTTCTCTATCTTCCCAAGATCAGTCAACATGTCAAGAGATATGTCTATACGCATTGAGCTATGTTCGCCAAGCAGTTGCAAGGTTAAATTTCGCACTACCAAAGTAGAGTAGACCTTGATATTAACCTCAATAACGAGCGCATAGTTCCAGTTTTCTAATGTATACTCTTTACCATTCTGTATATAGTAGAGCGGCTTTACCCACCTAATCAAATCTCCGATGCCGACAGTAGCAGTTGTAAGTTCGCACTCCACATACTATTTATCTATGACTTTAACTAAATCACTGGGGAATTCCCATCTTTTCGTATTTGTACCACTCCACATCACACGATACATTAAGGTGGGAATACCGGACGGATCTCCCCATTCTGGAGCCTGCATCCTCTGTTCTATAACAATGCCAACACCAAGTGCTTCCTTTGCATCATCAAACATTGGATACCCTATTGCCGCCGGTACTAGCTTTACGAGGTCACCAATATTAAACTTGTTGTGTTGAGTCAAAACGCAAACGAACCTCTCTTACTAACTCTTACCTTCGTAAATAGTCTGTTCGCCATCTTCAAACGTGATAATGGTGTTGTTGCTCGGATGGCTGGTAACGTGAATCTTGATAAAGTCATCAAAAGCATCAAAGAATGCAATTGATCCACGGGGTGCCGGAGTGAGCCAGTGTATAACCGTATGGCCTGTGGCGAACGTCGCGCCTTCAATAACTACGCCTTCCCCAGATATACCAGTCTCATCGTGCTGGCGACAGACAGTAAAGGTCCGTATACCTTCGGGGGCGCGATTACTAGGCTTCTTTGGCTTTAAATCTTCGTCGCCCGCTGTTATCAGTTCCATGCTGTTGTTACTCATTTATTCTTTCCGCGCTTTGGAGGTTGCTTCTCTCCCATAATCATCTTCGATCCTGACTTTATCTGATTCTCCGGAGCGCCCATCGCTTATCTCTACAATTTCGCAATCCGTAATCGCCTCGATGCGGTATGGGCAACCTGACTGCACGTTAAGACACTGGCCGGGCTCAAGTAATGCGTGCTTTAAGGGAAAGCCAATCGGATCTTCAAGTGTGTATTCGGAGCCAAACTGTACTTTTGCCTCACCTTTCAACACAAAGAGAACCTCATTTTTGCTCTTGTGATATTTGTAGCTGGTTCTAGTTCCCGCCTCGATATAAAGCATCTTCCCATGTATTGACGGCAAAGCGGCCCACGAAATCTCTTCTCCCCAAGGCTTTGCTACGCAAGAACTATTTGCGATCCATGCGCTTTTTGCATGCTTCTTGTTTCTCACCATCACGCATCTCCAATTGGGTCTAAGGTTTCGAGAAGTAGCAGATCCAGTTGTTCCAACACTGACTTCATCGCACGGGAGTCCTGCTTCTGCTGTTCTCGTTCGCGCTCCATCAGAATGGCATTCTCCCCTCTGAGTGTTGAAATATCTCTCTCTAACATCGCCACCTTAGCTCTCAAAAGTGCGTTCTCGGCAATTAAATAATCGACCTCTTTTTGGCTAACTATTCCTAGCTTTTGCCGCAACCATTTAAACATTTGTCCTCCAGTTCATATCATATACTATGTTGATGTGGTTTTTAAGTTTTCTTTTTGGCTTTTCGTCTGCGGGCTGCCTTAGCTTTAAGTTTCTCCAAGCTCTCCAAGAGTTGCCTCTTCTGTTCCATCTCAGATAACAGTCTCTTTTTTTGCTCTGCCAACATATACGATTTCCTGATTCTCGCCGCCACATAGCAAACGAAAGCCGAAGTACACAATGTTAGCACAGCTATCCCACAACTTACACCTCACAATATATAAATAGTTCGCTCTATCGCAAATCGTCAAGAAGAGGAAGCCAACAATAGCACGGTCATCATAAACACAATTGATGCACACATTATACATATAGCACCCAAGCCCATAGTTATTGTTTTCATATCTATGCCCTTTCGATTCAGCATGTCGCGAAAACCACGAGACGGTTTGTGAAAATCTATAACCTCTATCTCTTCGACTTTCTCAGGTTCTGCCGGAGGCTCATACGCCTTTGAGTGAACAAGTTTAAGGTATGGTGGCCTGCATTTTTTTTCTTCTTCGGTCATCTCGGCCGTCTCCAAAGGTTTAACTTCCCGTATCACCCGTGTCTCCCGAACCATTTCCATACGGATCGTCCGGATCATAATGATAGGCAACATCCACATGATCATTGCCTGCCGGAATCACAGTGAAATACACGGTATTGTCAGACGCCTGATAGTACCAATCCCAGTTCAACGCTCCGTTGACAAAAACTCGGATAGTGGACTCATCGCTCACCACATATGTTAACTCTATATGCTCATATGGCTCCAGACGGTTTGACGCATCCTGTACGCCGGGGGCCCAATCTTCAGCGCAAATGTCTACAACGACTCCACTAAAATAATTGGTTGCCTCCATATATCTGTCGCCAATATCCATAGAACTTGGCGGGTTATCACATACCGAGTCTGCTTGTGCAACATTGTTGATACTAGCCAGAAATGCAGAGCCTCCTCGCTGAGAGCCATACCACGCCTTAAAATCAGCGATGTCTGTAAAGTGATCGTCGCTCTGCTCTTCTTCATCCGAGACGAAAACAACTAACAAAGCGGCATCTGGACGTAGCCATGTGGAGGCATAAGAATTATTTACGATATACTCATAGGCCGCATCGAAGCCTTCTTCTCTTCCTCCGCGCCCCATGGCATTGTACATATCCATCGCGTCACCAATGTCGTCGCCCGGCACCAAAGGAAACTGCGCCTCGACAGAAGCCTTGGTTGGATCGTTGCTTACCATAGCTAGTCGCCATCCTGTCTCTGGTAAGGCCTCTAGCATAGCCTCGATACCAGCCATCAACTCGGGGTCGTACCTATACATCGAACCGGATGTGTCGATGACCCATAGAATGTCTACACCGTCAACGCTCTGAGGTTGGTCAAAAGAGTCTACCCAGATTTCCCCATATTCAGTTTCGCCCGGCACCTCTACCAATATGTAAACTGGCACCTCGATAATTTGGCTTTCGCCGGATGTCTCTCCTTCGCCGGTCATTCTATAATCCACTGATAAGCAAGAGGTAAAGAACAACAGTGGCAGCATCATCAACATCTTAAATGCTTTAACTTGTTTCACAACTTTCTCTCCTTTACTGCCTATCTCTGCGGCATGTTTAATTCATCTACCTCACTCGCTAGATCATAAATTTCCAGAACCAGCGATAATCTCTGCAAGTCTACGCTTGTCAGTGGCGCAACCCAGACCATATCTTCATTCAGTTGAGGCACCACTATGCCGTCATTCACGTCTATAGCTCTCAGTATGCCAACAAGGTTTCCTCTGTCATCAAATACACCGGAGCCAGAAGCCCCCATCCAAGCATAGGAGTGTACTATTAAATTCTCGTTCGCAGCAACACCAGACACGTTTCCGTAAAGAGTTAGAAGTTCGTGGTGGCCGGGAGAACCAGAGTAAACTATCGACTCGCCGACAATCCCGCTTCTAGAGTTCTGGCGGATCTTTAATGGCATCGCTGTAGCAGAAGACAAGGGTTCCTCGATCAAGAGAACGGCGTAGTCTTCTGTATGTGAAAGAGCCGCAACAACCACAGGTGCAACAACAGACTCTCCGGTATGCGTGGTCACTCTCACTATCGGTGGGCCGCCCTGCACAACGTGAGCAGAGGTTAAAACTAAGTGATGGTTGTCGTAAGACATATACACGCCAGAACCTCGACGTGAGCCGTCGAGGTGGTGTATCATAACTGCTGCGTTTCTTGTCTTCGTCGCTATCTTTGCGAGTCTTCTGGAGGGTGCGGATTGTACCTCTCTGTTTACCTCGCTACCAGCTTCGCAAAAATGTGCATTTGGTAATGTCGGGCTAACAACAACGGGGTCAGTGCTACCAACTTGTACGCAACCACTCATCATAGCTGTGGTAAAAATCGTGATAGCTTTCGACATTAGACCCATGCAAAACGGCCTCCGCTCTGTAGTAACTATTAGCCGGATCTATAAAAATCTTATTTTCTCGTAATTTCTTCCACTAATTTATCATGAGGTAAAGAAATTTGTTTTATATAACATCCTCGTCGTCATCGTGCATAGACGACATGGGATCTTCCTCATGACTCTCGGGGGCTCGCAATACCTCAATGCCGTTTCTTAACAGTTCGGCGTAAGTTTCCTGCAGGTCGGTTGCATCGTGATGGACAGCTATGCCACCGTTCTCTCTCCATGGGCCAATATTGGTCATAAAGTCGTCTATTAAGATATTGGCGTTTCCACCGCTATCTGTTGCCCACTTAAACTTGTCGTGAGACATGAATATCTTTTTGGGCGACGGAGAAAGATTTCTGCGAATCCACCTTCTCTTGCCCTCTTCAGAGCCGGGGCCCATAGGCGCAGTTAAAATATAAGGTTCATACTTTTTGATCGAGTCCCACAACTCACGACCACCCTCCATCCAAGGCAAATTAGCCCAGAAGTCTACATCATCAGACAAGCTGGCATACATATGTCTTATGGCGTATTTTCTCACTTTAGAGTGTCCACCTGCAAATTTTTCAATATGCTCTTCGGTTACGGTGTCCACACCTTCTCGTTTCATGGCGCGTCTAAGATGGCCAAGATCAGTCATCCCGCCTGTCTCTTTCTTGTCGGAAAGCTTGGCGTTATTAACATCCTCGTTAATAGATACAAGAGCACCGCGAACGAAGTCTACCAAAACGCCATCCATATCACAGTAGATTTGGTGCGGCGCCTGTTTTCGCTCTGCTATAAAGCGTTTCCACTTATCATAATAATCAGCCATGATAATCTTCTTCCCCCTGCACATTAGATAACTTAGTTATTCGCTTTACCTGAATATTGCTGACGCCCTCTACTCTTCGTAAGTGAGGAACCAGAACCCTCTTAATGTAATTACGCGGCGGCAGATTATTGTTGAGTTCAAACTTAACCGACAGCGTTGTTATAAAGGTATGCCCCATCTCTCGACTTGTACCGGGAACCACACTAACAATTGTAACACCGGGGATGCCACGAATGTCTGTTAAGGTTTGTTTTTTATCGCCACCCTTTTTCTTATGAATGTTGAGCGAACACTGGGCCTCGTAAACATTTTGAATATAATCTTCTTTTAATAACTTAAGTGCAGAGCGGATTGCGGTTCGTAAAGTTGTTGTGTCCTTAGATTCTTGAAGAGGTTCGGCTAAAGCCAATGCATCGGAGGCTGGTCCGGGTTGTTGCGCTTGCGCGATCACCATCGAAGGGCGAGTCCAACTAACAACATCTACGCCGGGCTGCCTGCCGTGCTGCTTGAGGTATGCCCTAACATCAGAAGTAAAAACGCGGATCCCCAGTCTTCCGTTAGCAATATTGCCCCCCATTGTGACAAGGTTTCCATCTACATCCTTTGCGATCACAATATCACAGTGATTGGCAGACCCAATATTTGACCAGCCATCACCAGTACCTCCTCTTGGACTACATAACGAAGAGCCCACACCGACATCTCCTATTGTTATTTGTCCGTGAGTAGTCCCGGTTTCATCATCGACGGGCCGGTGAGCTACATAATCTCCTACTTCGTACTCTTCAGAATCTAGAGCACGTTTAGCATCGCCCATGTATGCAAAGTGTCCCTGATGTCCTCGAAAGTTCGGAGCCATATGTCTGTTGAGAAAGGTGATCGTTGCTGCACTCCAGTGATACTTGTTCTGCCCCATCGCATTGTCTATGTATCGATCCCTAGTGTCAACAGAGTTGTAAAGTTGGGGTCTGCAGCCTGTTCCGCGACCGGCGCGATCACCGTCAGTCGTCGGATGCTGTTGCATATCATCATCCGAACACTCTTGCCACTGCTTAACTCTCTCGACAACGCCGGTATCGCGATCCCTGACCCTAGTTGTGACAGGTCGAACCATTTTACCCAAATCTTCTCGCTCAAGCATCTCATCGTACACTGTGCCATACAATTCTCTTAAAATTGAGTCTGCTTCTTCCGAATCCTCATGATGAGCGTGGCCGGCATTTCCTCGACGGGCGCCGGATCCTCCAAACATCAAAAACAAATACTCCGCTCTTTGCAGCGTCTCGTAATCCTGATCGGACATACCTTCCCAGTCGACTGTCTGCAGGAAAGAGGAGCCCATAACTTGTTCTGTGGCCCGGAAATCGTTTGCAACATTAGGGTTTTCATCTCGCCAATCCTCAAAGCCATATCGACGGCCCGGCTCCGGCTCTTCAGGGCGTTCATACATTCCTAGAGCAATCATATGTTCCATAGATTCCTCATCGTAAGCTTGTCTGCGCTCGCGCTCGTCCTCACGGTCCTGATGGACCTGCAGGGTTGCCCTCAAATCTTCGTCGTTCTCTGCCATGTCATTCCAGCTTTCATAGCCTTGCGAGATAGCGTGCTGGTCTCTCCAGTAATCGTTCTCTTCTCTACGCTGACGTAACCTTTCTTCCTCGGCTGCAGCCTCGGATTCAGCGGCGCTAAATATAGCTGCGTCTTCCCTGTACGGACCTCGATGTACGCCCGGCAACCTTGTTTCGCGAGGAGCAAGACCGGGCAGGGATTCCAGCTCAGCGTCCGTTCGAGCGACCCTATCGTTCCAATCGGGATATTTGCTAGCGTCATACTGATCGGCAAAGCCGAGTATTCCCTCTGGAGCGTGGCCTTGACCACTAACATAATCGGCCACAGCAGCATACGATTCAAAGTCCTCTTCCGTTGCCGGTGATGGCTCTGTTGAACTTGAGCGATCTATTGCAGCCTCTATGTCGGGATTCAGATCCTCGGACATAAACCTCTTCCAATCGTTAGCTATCTTTTCATAACTCATCTATCTTTAACCTTCTTGCCTATTTTGCGAAGTATCGCCTGCCTAATCGCCTCTTCTAAGGTTGGCAATTCGCAAGGCTCTTCGGGACCATGCATCTCGCCGCAAGTTTCGCAGGCATCGCACCCACCATGGTGAGCCTCTTCACTCGTGGAAACCTTTAATTTGATAGCTTCTCGAATTGCGTCTTTTAAGTCAGAGGTCTGGGCATTTTCTCGCAGTACTCCGTAGCCTTCTTCTCCCGGCTCTGGATACCATCCCGGATCGCCGGGGCCTATCGGTATGTACGGGGCAGGGCCCTGCATCGGGGGCGGGTTGTAATAGGAGTAGTTCCATATATCAGGGCTAAGTAACGTAGGGTTTATGTAAGGAGTCCGATATGTATCTGGAACGGTATAGCTGTTGTCGGGGAACTTCCAGTGAGTCGCCAGTTGGCCCGGATTTACAGGCGCAACTCTCTCCACTCGCGGATTGAAATAGGCGTCTGTCTGGGCTCGACTGGTTCCCGGCTGATCGAACCCGACCCTCACTCCGCCGCCCCCCAATTCAGTCCCAAGATCGCCACCTTGCATGCTCCAATGTAGATGAGGTCCAGTGGTCGATGTGCCGGTGCCTCCAAGCTCACCCACTAACTGACCGGGCTCAACTCGTTGGCCTCTTGTCGTATAGCCGCCGGGGTGAGACCTCATGTGCATGTATCGCTGATCAACGTAGTAGGGTTGCGTCGGATCATTAGGATCTGGGACTAGGGACACCATGCCAACAGTGTTACCGCCCCCACCATAGCGCCGTTGCAAGTGTGCGTAGCCCGGCAAACTAGCATAAAGTGGATCGCCCACTCTGCCGCCGGCATCGATAGCTAAATGAGTGCTTCGGCCGCCGTGCACTGGGTGTACACGGCCGGCAAAGTCGTTGTGCGTACCGAAGTATTGATCGAGTATGTTTTGTGTAATGTCGTGCGACTCGCCTTCAGCGGGGGCTCGTCCTCGCCAAGGTATTTCCATAGAGCCCAGTGGATCAAGCCACGTTTCGGGCGGTTGTGTGGTCTCTAAATGCCTTCGCGGATCTCCATAAAGCAATTCGGGTGCCCAATCGCGTTGCATTCCAAACTGGTCTGTCCAAGTGTCGCCTAGGCCACCTTCATACCAGCCGGTCATCGCATCGTATAGGTAAGGATTGTCCACAGGATCAACAAAGTATTCACTCATAGGATCGCTGCCCGCCATGAAGTTCGTACCAGCTTCGTAGTCTTCACTTGGATACCCAAATTCGTCAACTTCAAGCGGGCCGCCTAGCTGGTACCAATTTTGAACATCTTGCTCGAAAGGGGTTGCATCGCCCTGCTCCCAACCGGCGTACTCTGCAGGTAAGTAATCTGGTTCAGCAATGGAGCCGGCATAAATATCGTTCGGGCGTCGACCTGACTGCGATGTTCTGTCTAGATATGGAGGTGGCTCATAATCTGGATCTGGCCGACCACGCAGTCCTTGCTCTCTTGCTTCTTCGCTTTCTCTTGCGACTGTCTGATCGCGATCATACTCTTCGCCTTGACCAGTTGCATACGCCATCCCGCGCTGCAGCCAATTCTCGTCTAGCTTTTGTTTTATTGCTCCTCGAATTGCTTCTCTAAGTTTGTCTTTGTTTGACACTTTGATTTCTCCTTTACCGTAAATAGTTCCGCTTATCGCTTTCCGAATGGCCTCTCTCAAATCCTCGGGCTCGGGGGGATTGGCGGATCCGTGTCTCCTGACAATCGGCCCTCCACCACCTCGGTCGAGTGCGGTACCTAAGCGTGCGAGGCCGATGGGCTCTTCCTGTTCTGCGTCAGCTTCAGGTGATAGCTGTTGTTGCACACGCTCTGCCTGCTCAATATCTGCATCAAGTTCTGCATCTCTGTCAATGCCGGCCTCGGCTTGGTGCTTCGCTATAATATCCCTAAAATCAGCATCACCATACCAATCATATCTGCCCCACACGGCTTCTGGGGCTCCGGCTTCGCGATGGGCTTGCTGAACCGCTCGCTTCCAGTGCAGTGGAGAGTGACTGCTTCCAGTGCTGTTCGGCTCAAAATTACCCGCTGATGTGCCGAGACTTCCCTGCTGTAGCGGCCTCAAATACTGATTTATAAGCACTCTGCGTTCAAGCAAGTGCATTTCTGGCCATGCTGCGTGGGCCCACTCAATATAAGCCTTTAATACAGCAACAAGAGGTGGCTGATAATCAGGATTACCGGGCCTAGGGGTGTTGAGCATGTTCCTCACCTTAGTGTCGAGAGCGTTTGTAAGCTGCTCCATCGTGCCTTTGCTAACTGCTGCGGCTTGCGCCTTCTTTTTTGTTTCTTCAGCCTCTTCAATTGCGGGTTCCCATAGACTTTGAAATGCTCTGGCAATTGTCCTAATTTCCTTATCGACATATTCCATAAACGCAATTGCACCTTTAATTTCGCGTTCAGAATCAACAGAAAGAATCTTAACCCTGATCCCAAAACCTAAATGTCTAGAGTCCTTATCGCCTGTCTCTGGTAGTCCCGCTTGTTGTGAAGCAGTTGGTGTAGCAAGAACGGTTATGAACTCCACATTCTTTGCAAAGTCTGGAAGTACATCCTGATCGGGTGGTGCCTCGTATCTCTCCCCAAAGTCAAGCGACAATTGCCTGCCGGCATATGCTTCCGCTTCCTCTTGTATGTCGCTAAGGGCCATGGCTATCTTATGCATGCCAAGGCCTGTGTGTTTGACTGACGGCGGTGTGCCGAATCCAAGTGAGAACCGTTCGCCACCAAACGCTGTCTCAAGATCAGCCACCGTCCAGCCTGTTGCTCTGTCATGCTTTCGGAGCGAGGCGGGCATCATTGTGGGTGTTGTAATATAATTAACCTTTCCGGGCCCGCGAGACACGAACAACATTTCGCCATCGCCATCATCCGATGGAGGATAGAATTCGAAGTGCTGAAGACTTCCAGCAAATTCCTCCGCTGGAGTAGGGCCGGGCTCGATCTCTTCTCCCTCGTCATCTTCTGTCGCTGCATAATTAAGCTTGTCGAAGTAGTTTCTGAGCATGTACCCTTCTTCAACCAGTGCTAACCTTATTCCTTCGCGAATGTTCTCATATTTGTCATCGACATCGGACTTAAGATAATCAATAAAGTTCTCGTAGTCATCAGGAGTGTGACCATCTTCCATGCTAAATCTAAATCGCACTTCTAAAACTGTTGTTGGGCCCTTTTCACCTATTGCTCCACCTTTTTGAACATTAACCTCCCAATCCGTCTCTTCCGAGTAGATGTCCAGCTTGTCTTCGATTGCTCTTTCAAATTGTCTTCTCTTTTGATAATCACCGCCCCAACTCTTTGGAATAATATATGGGTCGCCGTCCTCATCGGCGCCTCTTGATTGATAGTAGTTTGTGCCAACATAGTCTTCCATCAAGCCGCCCCAGCCTAGAAGGTTTAATTCGATTGACAAGTCTCCGCTGGCATAGACATAGGGCTCTTCACCGTCATCATTAACCTCGGCGTGGGTGCTGCAGTGCCCCAAATTGTTGGCCGCGTAATCATTAAGATCGTCGACTCTCTGCTCATATTGTTCGGCGAGGCTGTCCTGCTCATCTTCGGTGTGATGATCGACATTCCAACCCAGCTTATAAGAACTAAATTCCGAGTCATAGTGCTGAAAGAGTGCCGTCAGCACATCCCCATCTTCTGTGTCCTCATACGATCCTCCATATCTAGTCAGGCTGTACCAGTTGGGGGCGTGCAAGCCTCTCTGCTCTGGGTGGCGGCCTAGAAAACCGTTGTCTCTAAACGTCTGCTCTTGGCTCTCTGCGGCCCACTTGACCATCGACTTGACAAAGCCGGGAGGAACTGCACCATATGTTCTGTGCTCTGGGGCAATAAATTGCATATCCGAGTCGCTATCTTCAAATTTTCTAAACCTGACGCGACCCTTTGCAACGATACCTTTAACTCCGCGCTGCCCGTCTCTGAAGATTTCCTTATCATCAAACTTGGATATGTCTCCGATTTCTTCAGGTTCGTCAGGTTCGTCTTCCTGCGTGTCGTCTGGACGGAGCGACCATTCCTTGCCCTCGGCTTTGGCAACCACAGCGTCCATCACAGCTTGATCAGTTAGCAAGCCGCGAACGGTAGGGTCTAGTTCTCCATACACAGGGTCGGCATCGAAGACTGCTTGGATTGCGAATTCAAGCATATCCTCGTCCTTGCTAGTTTTGATATTGTCAATTATTTTGTATATCGATGACCAGCGAGAGTGTATGGTCGTAATGTGATTTTTGATATATTCTTCTGCTTTGAACACTGCGTGTGCTTTAAGTAATTTGCTGGTGGATCGATTCACATCGTATGCCGACTCAGGATCATCAGCAGTATCATATTCCTCATACAAGCCGGCCATGAGTTTATCATACTCTGTCGTCGGAACAAGGTACGCGATGGGTCCATGACCCCTAGCTTCTGCCACAGCGCATTGGAAGTGACTATGCCCCTCGCTGTGGCACGATCTGATGCTGCCAATATCACTCATACGGAGTACATCGACTGGATGGCGCGAGATAATGACAGTATAATCCACTTCAGTGTTGGCGAACAATGCCTCGATCTCTGTCCAGTTCCTGTCTTTTGTATAATAAGTTTGTTTCTTAAGCCACCAATCCAGCAACTCTTTATCTAGCTTTTTCTCCTTAACAAGTTTGGCGATTGCTTTGCCCATTCCTAGCTTGTCTGTACGCTGGATGATCTCTCCCTTGCGAGGGCCTGCGGGTATTTCCTTTTCATAACTCTTGGCAAGGCCCAGATCCGCGACCTCGATCTCTTCTTCGTAAAAGCCGCCGCCCTCGTCTGCAAGTCTTTGTCTCTTCTGTTTGACCGTGCGCGTGGGGAACTTGTTGGCGCTGTGCATGCCCCCTTCCCACGGAACCATTTCGCCGGCTTGCCAACCGTCTTTCTTGAGTGCGCGGACGACCTTCTTAAGGTTCAACGCATCTTCAGAGTCGAACGGCATAGCCATGCGCATCTTACCGTCAAACAATTCATCAAACGAATAGTCCATGACCGATGCATCGCGCATCCATTTGTATATTCTGTCTGAGACTTCGCGAGAAATCTCGTTCAGTGTTTCTAAATTTTCTTGGAGCTGCGAACGTTTAACTTTGCGAGACTCATCGAGTTGAACTCTCTTAACATAACGTCGCCAGCCCTCGTAAATCTTCTTCATATAAAGCTCCACGTTGCGGCTACTATGTAAATAGTTATTTAAAGCCCTAATACCAACAAAAAAGGAGCCAGTGGCTCCCTCATTTCCAAAAAAGTTGTACTCCTACTATTGTAAAAGATAAGAGGACACAAATTAGCGTCTTTGGCGCGAACATACTCTCCCCCATAAAATGCCATGTTAACAAGGGAAACGTCAAGTAAGACATGCCAAAAATAAGCAATCTCGGTCCCCATAGTTCGTTCATTTCTCCGACCACCATTCTCACTCCATACCAAAAGCAAAAGCTGGCCGGTACAGAGAAGAGAACAATGGCCGGTATTGGCTTGTCTTTCCACCAATCCCATACAAACTGAGAGTTTAACTGAAACCAGACCAGTGTTTGCCCTATGACAAACAGCAGGCAACCCAAAAGAATATTTGGCATGCTGCTACCAGATCACTTGGACGGTCTTATCCGGCACGTAAGTGGACGAACTGTGGTTGCCTTTCACCAAGGCAATAATGACTCGATTTGGCAGAAGCTTTTGAATGTCTGCGTATGCTTTACTGTTGTCATGCGACAGGCTATCAAACACATGATGCTCGGCCTTTTCAAGGGCTGGGTTAATCGCTATTGCTGTCCAAAACACAGCCGCCTCCTTCCTGCTCGTCTTCAACGTATTCCGTCAAATATTCACTAAGTTCGGTATATCCGCCAATTAGCAATTCGTATTCACACTCATGTAGATCGCGCTCTACCACGATAGGCACAGTCGGGTGACCCCACCTTTGCTTAGTCTCTGTCAAGACCTCGCCATCTACGGGCGAAAATACATATGCCACGTTTTTGCTTTCTAACAGACCTACAGCCTTAACACAAAACGGGCACGATGTTCTGCCGTGCACAATAAAGTATTTCATTTTTATCCTTTCAGCAAAACTTGCTGCTTTTCAAGATTGAGTTGTTGTTCGATCATGACAGGGTTGCCAACTACGGTTATATCAATACCAGATTGACCTCGATTAATATGAACCTTTGTAAACTCCTGTCTCTCATCCAAGCCCGGAGGCATTCGACCCTCAACCAAATGTCTGCGCGCTAGATTATCTTCGCGCAAACAGACAACGTGTTGAGGATTGATAAACACCTCTTTCAAGGTGTATTTTGTTTTGTCGCCCAACGTTGTATAGTTGTTGGGCTTACAGACTTCTATTAGCTTTACCACTTGTGTTTCTCCACTTTGTTATATACTGGATAAAGATCTTCCGTTTTAGCAAACCACTGCTCTCCTTTAAAAAACACCCTGTACATCTTTTTAAGAAGAAAAGAATGATCTTGCTGATTGCCAGTGACCAGAACATTCTGCGGCTTCTCTGTTTTACAGTGTTTCACGACAAGTCCATTGTCGTTATATTGCAGCAAACGGACCTCGGACGGAAGGTAAACCATGTCTCCTGTCCGGATCGCCAAATCCGAAACCAACTTAGGCTTCCTCGGATTCCTCAACTTCCACCACGACAGGCTCCTCGGGCTCTCGTTCTGCTTGAGCTTGTGCGGCTGCAGCCTCTGCTTGTCGGCGAGCAATCTCTGCTTCATATTGTTCAGGGTTAGCAAACACATCAGCAGCACCGCTATTAATCAGCTGAATATCTTGAATCCTCGTATCCAGATTCACAAATGCGGCACGGGCAACACGCAGAGCGTAATCGACCCTTACCAGATCTTCAGGATTCTTTGATTGACCTCCTGCCAAGGTCTCAGACACTCCGTTATCCAGACTATCTGCAATCGCTCTGAGATTGTTGGCAACCTCGGAACTTAAGTTAAGCACAATAGAAGGAAGCTCCTCCAATTCTGCCGAATAGCATACATTAACACGCATAGTTTTCTCCTTTTCTTTAACTAATATAACGTATATTGACGGCTTAGTCAAGCCTTTTGTTTGTATTTTTTAATAAATCTTTCTTCGACAACAAACGGAGTGTCGTTGCCTAGTGATAAGACCATGTAGTTTTTAGCGCCTATAGCTGCGCTAGTAATTGGTAATAAGTTTGTTTTTATGATAATAGCAAGGCGGCCCTCGAACAAAGCTTTAACTTCTGCAGGCGCGCCCAAGCGATAAGTCATCAAATCTCCAAGTTTGTATTTCGCATCCGAATGATAAGCGTTCAGAACTTTTATGGCGTATTTGTTGGTGGTAAGTTTTTCGTACTCTTCCTGTGTTGGTATAAAATCTGGATTGTTTAGAATATTATGACTTAGCCAATCAAAATAGGGCGGGTTTTCGATGTAGTATTTGGCACATATTGATGCTGCTTCTCTCTTTTCATCGCTCCACATTGCTATCCATTGTTGAGTCGGCTCCATCCTATTTCTAGCCCTCTCTCTAATTCTATGGAGTGCTCCTCGCTGCCTATATGTTAGCGGCCTGCTTGAAAGCCAATTTCTCAATGAAAAAAGATATCTACGAGTTGACGCACCAAGATCGTACTCCGATAGAAGCTCCTCTATCATTTTCGAGTCTGCATTGGGAGTCGGCGTAATCATTCTCTTTCATGGTGATAATACTACAATGTCCCAGAATTGTTTAGCCACCATCGCTATAATTGCCGAAATAATGACCCACTGTACCTTTGCTTGGCCAGCCTTCCACTGCTCTAATGCACGCAGTCGTGCATATAATCCTTCGTCTGGGTTGTATACCGCCTCCTTAATCTTAGATATATCCTCACTCATGCGATTCTGGTTTTCGGCCAGCATCTCAACGCTAGACAACATGCGATCAAGCTTGCTGTTAAGCTCCATGAGCGTTTGTGTGGTTTCATCCATGTAATATATAGTTTTAGAAAGAACTAATCAACTTGTATTATTGCATGATTTGTCGTAATTAAGGTACTAGCTACCGAGGCTGCGTTCTCAAGTGCGGTTCGCGTGACCTTTACTGGGTCGATAATTCCCACCTCGATCAAATCTTTGATTTCTCCAGCGGCAAAATCATATCCGCTGACGGAATCCTCTAGAGCCTCAACCTTCTCCTGCACAATGTCGGGAGATTCTCCAGCGTTAATAGCCATCTGACGTAGAGGATCTGAACAGGCGCGACGAACAATCTCAACACCTTGAGCTTGAGTCTCGTTTTCGGTCTGTACCTCTAAGTTGGTCACCGCTCTAATTAGCGCAGTGCCTCCGCCGGGAACGATGCCTTCCTCTTGAGCGGAGCGGACAGCCTCTAATGCATCCTCAATTCTGTGCTTCTTTTCTACCATTTCAATTTCAGTTGGCGCGCCAACCCTTATTATGGCAACGCCAGAAGATAGACGTGTAATTCTCTCTTGTAACCTCTCGCACTCATGCAAGTTCTCCGTCTGCGAAAGCTCTACCCTGAGTGATTCGATCCTCTTTTCTAAAGCTTCGTAGTTTCCGCCGCCGCCAACAATTGTGGTGTTGGTTTTTAAGACTTCAATACTTTTGCATGTGCCCAGATGCTCCAACTTTACTTCGCGGAGTCCGACTCCAGATTCGCGTGAGACGAACTTTGCTCCCACAGCATAACACAGATCCTTAAGTATGTTGCGGCGCTCTTCGCCATATCTAGGCGCCTTGATAGCTGCTACCTTCAACGTGCCTCGTACTGAATTCATTATCAGAGCGGCCAATGCTTGCCCCTCGATGTTCTCGGAGACAACGACTAGCGGCCTGTTCTCGCGAGCCACGACCTCAAGCACAGGAAGCAACTCATCCACCGTGTCGATTGTGCCATCCGTAACCAGCACGTAGCTGTTTTCGTACCGAACAGCCCCACGGCGCTCGTCCGTAATAAAAGACGAGGATACAAATCCACTGCCTAGTTGAAAGCCCTCCACAATATCGAGTGCCGTAGTCAAGGAACGAGCTTCCTCTACTGTGATTGCCCCATCCTTACCAATCGCATCCACTGCCGTAGCTATCAGTTGTCCTATAACCTTATCGCCGTTAGCGGATATGGTGGCAACGTGTGCAATGTCTTCTTGACTGGAAATTGGCTTTGCCTGTTTATACAGTCTATCGCTTATAACTTCGACAGCTTTATCTATGCCACGTTTAAGTTCGATAGGCGATGAGCCGGCAGTTAAGAACGCTTGCGCCTGCGTAAGTATTGCGCGAGACAACACTGTAGCCGTTGTTGTTCCGTCTCCGGCCGTGTTGTTTGTTTCGGCTGACGCCTGCTTGATAATCTCGGCGCCGACATTTTCGACTGGATCGTCAAGGGTTACGAATTGCGCTACAGTTACACCATCTTTCGTAACAATTGGGCGCTTGCCCGGTTCTTGCAGAATAACATTTCGACCTCGGGGGCCCAATGTGGAAGCCACGTTGTCTGCTAAAACGTTAACTCCCTTCAAGATTTTCTGGCTTAATGCGTTTCCAGAATCATATGTCTTTGCCAATTTACACCTCTCGTTTATTCTTTGGCGGCTATAGCCTGTTGACTTTCTACATCTTGTTCATGATACTCTCTTGCGCCTTGCTCAATATCATCCGCAGTGTTGGCTGCAGCGAGGGCATCGCCCTTATTGCCACCAATAAAGTATCCATTAATTTGTTGAGACAGTGTTTGAACCTTCTTAAACATATCGTAGATTTTTTGGTTTAAGATATCTGCATATGCTTTCGCTAGATCGAGTACTGCGGCTTTACCCACATATATCTGCCCGATGTATCCAAACCCATCCTGTTCCCATCTCTTTTGTCGGTAATATCTAGGACTCACCACAAACTGTGTCTCTTCTGCGGCGCCGGTATATCCAGAAGTTTGTGCAATAAGGTTCCAAAACTCTACTGGGTTTTCTTCGTTGCCTGATAGTTTTGACTTTAATAGCTTAACTGATGAGGCGTAATCCAGCCACTCTACATTAGCAACGCGAGCTTTACCGGTTTCAGGATCTATATCCTTCCTGTCTGGTGTAGTCTTCTGTGTGTACGCGACAGAAGCTATGTCCCTTCTTCTCGGATCAGCCGGCGGCAACTCGACGTATCTAATCGGTTCTCCGTTTGCATCCAATAGTACAAGCTTTTTTGGGTTCTTTTCTGATGGGCTTAGCGAGGCGTCGTCTAACAGTTCCTTGGCATATTCAGGAACATAATTTGCTATGATCTTTCGATACGCATGTGCCGTTCCGGGGTCGTAACCACTGCTACGGCCTGCAAACATTCTCTTTAGATCCTCATCCGAAATCGGTTCGTAAATCTCTTGTTCTGGCTGGGTTTGCGCTTGTTCTTCTGGGTGGCCGAACTCTTCTTTGGGAAGTAGCAATAATTTAGCGTTGTGTTTGTGAGTTACCAATGCCTCAAAAAATGTTTTGGCGGTAAAATCAAACTGGAAAAACCTAATGGTTTCGGGTTCCTCGCCTTCTGCAACTTCTTCGGCCGAGAGCTTGGCGGTTGATTCCATATCTCTAAATGACTTAAGCACTACAACATATGTCATAGTTCCGGCTGCGCCGGCAAGACCGACATAGTGAGGATTAACCGTTTCCTCGCCCGTCTGCGGGTCCACATATGTTCTCTGGGATCTTCTAGCTCCCGTTTCCTTGGCGGCCGGATCAATAAAATGATCGACTAAATCTCTATAGCTTCCATGCACGTTTCCTGTTGAGCCTTCCGAACCTGCGCCGGTTAGCAATTTCAAACTGATCGGATTGTCATCAGCATCAATCAAGTCTTGAATTCCTGCAGTGCCAGCCGGAATCTGAGTACCGCTAAGGAGCGCCGATAAGAATCCTTCAAAGGTGAAACCTGCTGCCGATGCATTAAAGTGTAGCATGATGTTCGTAAGCGTATCAAGCAGCACAATATGCGTAAGAATCTCAGAAATATCTTCCGTTTCTGGTCTCGACTCCAAAAACTCCGATATTTTCTCGACCTTAGCTTTCAAAGTTGTTCCGCCAGCTTCACCCACTAATCTTGTTAGCAGGCTCTGGATTATTTCTCGATCTTCTGAGCCTTGTTTCCCCCACATTTTTTCGGAAATCCGAACGCGCGGTATGAAAATCTGCAGGTCTTCTCCATCTGAGTCCTTTTCGGTAGGCCCGCTCTGTTGCTCCTGTTCGAGTAATATCGGAAGTACACTCATCGCCTCCTCAACGAGACGAAACATCTCGCTCGCCCCAAGAGTCGTATCGGACGGCTCTGAGTAGTAGCTTGCTAATAAATTTTGTAATTCTCTATCCATATCAAAAATAATTAGTTCCTAATCTTTAAGTTCGTCCAAAAGAGTTGGCAAATCCAAGCCTGCACAGTCGATTTTTCCTCGCGTGAAATTATAATGATTGCAAAAACCTTTGAAAGTAGCGCGTGTGCAACTTCTGTTAACCCCAATATCCACATGGCCCTTGGAATTCTTTGGATACTCTAGTGGAATATCTAGACCTTTATGAATGGCGGCCCACAGAGCTTGTAAAGCTTTAATTTGAGCAGGATAAAAATCCAAGAAAGGGTCTAGCTTTCGGTCGTGAACCCAAGCATTCTCTTGTACTGGGCGAGGGCCAAAACCATTCTTTTCATACCAACTTTGATACTTTGTATAATAGCCGTTGCTTACTTCAACTCCAACACTCTTCTTGTTACCTTTGCCATTGCTGCAGTGCCATGCACCGTGTTGAGTATCTAGCAGTTGATATATTGTGCCATCATTGTCAATGCAGAAGTGCACAGATATGCCTCGACGGTTCAAGACTTTGGCACACGATTCTGCAGAAAGACACACATCCCAATGGTTTACAAACATGGTTGGCTCCCTGTCTTCCTCTCCGGAATAGTCATAGTAGTTACCGCTCTTGATCTTTAGTCCGTTCGGCTCATCCCATAATACCACATCTGGCCAATCAATTTCAAGAAATTTACCATTATGTACAATATGTTTCTGATCATCGCATCGATTACTCACTCTAGAATACAGAGGGCTAGAAGGTTTATAATCTGATATCTCTGCTTCTCGCTCTGTCCAGATTCTCCTATAGGTCATCGGACCAACCAGTCCGTCTTGAGTTAGACCTTTGTCCTTTTGCCAACGTTTTACTGCTTTAACCAGATCTTCATCATTGTACTTCTCGCCAAACCAAGACGGATCCCAGCCAAGCTTGTCTGCTGAAGATTGATTATAAAACACCTTGTCCACTATACTACCTCGTCTGCGATTCCGTACTCTACTGCCTCTTGTGCCGTTAGGTACACATTTACCTTTCTCTCAATCAACTTCTTCAAGAAACGCTTTGTCATATCAGTTTCCTGCACTAGCGCGTCAATGTATCTTTCCTGCGTGCATCTAATCTCATCCATTTCGTTCTCTAGGCTGTGTAGGGATCCCATGTTGCCCCCAATTACACTATGAAGCATAACTCGACAGTTCTTCGTGATCTTGCGCTGGCCTTTTGTCCCAGCAGCTAACAGAACCACACCTGCCGACATCACTTTCCCAATCCCTATTGTGTGAATTGGCATGTCATTTCGCATGAGCCGCATAACATCGTACAGTGCAAACATCTCATGTGCGGACCCCCCAGAAGTAGAGATCAGAAACTCTACAGGATCCTCCGAAGGTGAATTCCCGGGCAAAAATAGACCGGATTGTCTCATACCCAATAGCATCCCTATTACTTCGCCGACCTTCTCTTCCTCTACGTCTCCGCAAAGGCCAATTGTACGAACACCGAGATCTTCGGGCCCGAACAAAACCGCAGATAGTTCCTCCGGGTTGACCGGCGTTTCCACCTCTTCCTCTTCAGGCTTGTTGTCTTTCTTTCCTAACTTCATCAGTTCTCCTATGAAAATATTATAACAGCTCTACTTTCTATTTAAAGGTTTATTTCTTTTTTTCCTGCTCATTCAACAGTGTCACTAGGCGTGCCATGGCACCCTCCCAATCGTGATACTTCACGCCACCACGGAGAACATGCGGATACTCTGCAACAATATTATTAACTGCCGCCTTCTTCCACACGTCGACCGAATACTCGTCTAAGTTGTTCTGCATCTTGATTTCGTTAATGTCGGCGCCGGCGACCTCAATGGCGCGCTCCTTCATCTGCTTGATGAATGCTATATCTTGCGCGGCTGAAGCGAGCATCTTTAAACATTGAAGCTCTGTCTTCCTTACCATTAACAAGGACTTGCCAAATGTCAACAAATTAGCCATTAGCTTGCCAACTATCAATCCCAATAAAAAAATCAAGAAATTCTCTAATGTAAACATCTATCCACCTAATAAAAAAGCCATGCTAACATGGCTCTTTTATTATAACACGGTATTTGAATCCGTTCAATTACTTTCTACGCTTTTTGGAAGCAGCCATGAGCTTGGCGGCAACCTGACGGGTTACGCGCTCAAGTAGATCATCGGTGATCTGCTCCTCAAGGGGAAGTGCGGCGTTGTTGCCACCCATATGCTGCTTAGACTTTGGCGCGGCTTCACCACCGGTATGGTGTTTACCGGCGCTGCTACGGTGCGGGTCTTTCGAGACCGAGCCGAACTCATCGTTCGTGCCCTTGGAGAGCATGTCTTCACCACCAGACATGTGCTTATGACCTTCTTCCTGCACCTCGTCTTCGTCATCTTCTTTCTTATAAGCGCCGGGCTGATCGTAGGCATCTGCACCTTCAGTGAGAGCCTTAGCCATGACTTTGCGAATACGGGAGTTAATATATGCGCGGAGTCGGCGTTCCATGAGAGGCTCTTCTTCTTCCATGCCCATGTCGCCACCCATATCAGCAGCCATTGCATCATCTTCCATGCCGCCCATGTCATCAACAGGAGCCATTTCGCCCTCTTCTTCTCCGCCTTCGCCCTCAACGTCAACCTCGACACCCGTTACACCTTCAATTGCATCAGCAATTGCGATAACAAGCTCTTCCACGTCAAAATCGGCGGGG